AGTCATGGGCATTCCCACTGGTGTCGTACAAATCTATTGAAAACATGTACCTAGTGTTGTCGGAAAGAGTAGTAGACAGTCGTCCGTCGGTAACAGAAACCATCTTGTTGACGTTCTGGTGTGGGATAGTTGACCGTATATATACGGAACCCGACATAGGCTCACCGCCCGTAGCATTGACAGTCCACGTAACATTACGAAGAGCCATTTAGGTCGTTCCCTAAGGTGTATATACCTGGCTCCACCTCGATAAAGCCAAAAGAGTCGCTGTCGTCTGTCCCGCCAGGGTTATCAGGGTTTGTGGGAGATGAGTTTTGGAGTTCCTTGATCTTGGAGTGAAGCCTACTAATCTCCACCTTCCAAACAGGGTCCGGGTTGGTGGCTTTAAGTGACCGCTTATCGACATGCTCAAGATCTGACCAGTCAATTGGTCCATCTCCGTCCGGAACGCTGACGTAGTATTCCTGGACAGTCCCCCGAGCATATCCGGCTAGGTAGAATATAACTTTCCAGGCCCAACCCAGGGTAGGATCCAGATACACCTCTGCCGCACCCGAGACTAGATCAACAGAAAACGGCTCTGGTAGGACATGTTCTGATGAGGTCTTGAAGTACGGCGAGGTTGGGACGAAGGAGATGGTGCCCTTTGCCGGGATGGTCCCAGACTTGGCAGGCACCGTCTCATAAAATCGGACAAGGGGCATGTTGTCCTCCTGAGGGCTAGAGTAGTCTACCCTCAATTATAGCATAGATCAGAGCCCTGTAAACGAGCCAGGCGAATCCAGCGCTATTGGGACGAGAATGGATGTCATAGTCATGGACTCAGCCTCAGTGAGTCCTACAGCCAGTCCTGACTTGTAAATCACTGCCCCGACGTACGTAAGCGCCAGCAGTGTCTCTTGGGTATCATCTGAATCAAACATTTCACTCCTTGTCCTGAAAAGGCCACGACTTGTTGATGACGATTGTCGGGTCATTTTCCTTCTTCCTAAAGTACTGCTCAAGACTCAGGGCCGAATTCTTGTAGTCTAGGCACTGTACAGCCATAACTGTACCGAAGTCTGTGACCTCTAGCCCCGATTGCTCGATCTTTGCTACGTAGGCAGGAAGGATCTTCCTGGCCACATGGATAGTTGCTAGCACGTCAGCGGTAGCCTCGTGTGCATCCTCCAGGGAGTACCCGTTAAGGGACGCCACGACACTGAGCGTGCGCTTCCCCTTACGGAATCGGTTAAGAGACTTGTCCATCACCAGCGGATCTACCATGTAGAACTTACCCCACAGTTCCGGGTCAAACCGGATACCGTGGTGCTCAAACTGGTTGCGGATAAGGGTGATATCAAAGGATCCGTTGTAGGCTGTGAGAACGATTCCGTTAATAATGGTGTAGGTGAATGCGTCTGCAATCTCCTGTAGACAGGTCACGTAGTCACGTCCATGCTCTACTGCATACTCAGTAGTAATTCCGTGAACATCTGACGCCCCAGTTGGAATCTCGATCCCAGGATTCATAAGCCACTCACGGATCTTAGGCTCGGAGTTCTCAGATTCCTGGAGGATCATTGCGAAAGACACGATCTTTGTGTTCTCAACATCATACACATCGACTCCTGTAGTCTCAGAGTCGAATCCACACATAGGGACATCAAGATTCATTTGAGGAGGCCTCCTTTTCTAGGATTAGGGATCGGATCTTTTCAGATGCTACCGGGAAATCGGAGATGTCCCGGCGAAGGACTCCAGCGATGGTTGCTGGCGTGATCTTGTACTCGGGACGAACCTCGGGGAAATCTACTGGATCCTTGTCAAAGACGTACTTGTAGAACTTCTTGAACTGGTGGTCATCCATGTATCCGAGTTCTTCCCGATACTCAATTCGGCCATCCCGGTAGAGGGCAGGATCGATCTTATCGAGATGGTTGGTAGTAAGCCCGAAGACACATCCGTGAGGAGACATCTGCCCGTCGAGCACATTCAGAAGACCACCCAGGGTGACTGAGTTAGAAGGCTTGACATCTCCCTTACCGTCCTCACGAGTTTTGGTTGCGTACACGGTATCGACATCCTCAAGAATGATGAGAGTGTCTGGAGCCGCCTCACTGACGCACTGAGCAAGGCCATCATCATTACCAATAGTAGAGAGGTTGACGAAGATGACATCCATGTGGAAGTGGTTTGCAAGCGCCACAAGAGTCGAAGTCTTTCCGGTCCCAGGAGGGCCGGATAGTAGGATTCCGGTGTGGTAGGGAATGCCGATCTTTGAGTAGAGATCTTCGCTCTTCTGGAACAGATCAATTCCGTCAATAAGACGCTCCATCTGTCCCGACTTGAGGAATACGGATTCGGTATCTCGCGGAAGGATATTGCTGACACGTCGAGTATACCCACCAGAAGTGGCTCGGAAGAGAGTTGGAGAAGCCATCTCCAGGCCCCTTACCTCATTTTCGAGGGCATTAAAGAAGTTTGAGCGATCTGCTGAATCCTTGAATGTGAGAACAAACTGATTCTTCTGAGCGCCTAACCGACTAGGAGCGGCCCCGAGAGCCTCACCATAGTCGTCGTCGTCGTCAACGTCATTACGCATAAATCTGGAGTCTGGCACACCTGATGGAACAAACGAGACCTTAACAGAGAACCCGAGAATTTCTGCCTTGCCGGAGAACGACTTATTATCCGACACACCAAGGGCAATGTTTCCGTCCTCATCGTAGTATTCAGAGACTGCCAGGGCAATAGACTCCTCCGATCGCTCAGATGCTGAGCCCTCATCGTCATTGTAGAGGATGGATGAGATGTAACTGTAGGCGGCAGAGCCCTCATACATCACAAGAGACCGAGGCTTACTGGAGGCTGGACCAGTATTCTTCCAGATCTGGTAGACATCCCGAGCAAGGGAGACCGCAGTCGTGGCCGTGCCTAGAATCCCGATACCCCTACGAAGCCGGGATGACGATGATGAGGCCGAGAGCATGAGGGAAGAACCCGATATCCGATTGGCAGTAGCGGCTGTAGCGTTGAAGAATTCTACAGATCCAGCCGGAACCTTGAATTGAGGCATTAGTTGTCCTTTCGTGTGTAGATCCAGTCTACACACGACTACCTCTCAAGTCAAGGTGTGTCGCCGTGTCTGGCGACAGTCTTCCAGGATCGCTTTTCCCTAGACCGCTGACGCTTGGTCCCATACTTCTTATTACACTTCTCGTCCCGTGCAGTGACGTACTTACTATTGCAGTCACAGTACGAACTGTGGATCCGTCCAATCATCTTCATCTTGGCATCCCCCTCAGTATTTGCTCCCCCCCCTGGACTCGAACCAGGATTGAGTGATCAACAGTCACCTGTTTTGCCTTTAAACTATAGGGGACTACTAGAGTCCAGTACAACTTTAACCGTAACATGGGATACCCCAATTACCTTTGATATTTCCCTTAAAGACATTCCAGTGCCCCTAAGTTCCATTATCTTGTTGTCCCTCTCCAAATTTTCTTCTCGTTTTTGTTTGTTATAACAATCTCTTCCACAAAATTTAGAATACTTCTTCCGAGCACTAAATTCAGCCCCGCACCTTTTACAAAGTCGAACTTCATCAACATTCCTTGAAGAACGTTTTGATAGACAATTATCGCATAAAATTCTTCTCTTTGCGGCACTATTACCGCATTTTTTGCAGAATCTGTCTTCAGTGTTATTGTTGCCGTTTTTAATTTTTAGACTTCTAGATATTTTCTTCCTAGTCTCTTCACTATGGCTCCAAGTATCCTTCAAGGAAGGGACCTTGCCATAGAATAGAGGCGACAGATCATTAAACCATTTAATTTCTAGTTCGTTCTTTATTAAATCATTATCTTCACATTCCTCTAGAACTTTTAGTTCTATTGATTCGTGAGGGCAATTATTCTCTCTAAACCAGTCATTAAACTTCTGTAAGGCTGTTTCTGATTTAAGTCTAGTTATATGCCTCTTGTACCTCTGCTCAATATTCTTAGACTGACCCACATATAAACATGTTTCACCATGATATAAAGCATAAATACCGATAGACACATTACCACCTACCAAGACAATAAGTACAGTCAAGACGGACGGTAATGCATACTGCGACAAAAACCATGTACCACGTGCTAACCGTCCGCGCGCGATCCCGACCCGACTTAGGTCAGCACCTTCTTCCTCGAAAGGAAAGTGTCCTAACCATTATACCACGGGACGAGGCGCGAGTAGGATTCAAACCTACGACCTCTTAGTTATGAGCCAATCGAGATGCCTAACTTCTCTATTGCTCAGTGCCCCTGGTGGGACTCGAACCCACACGCCCCGAAGGACGCCGCATTTTGAGTGCGGCTGGTCTACCAATTCCGCCACAGAGGCTCAACAATACTACGTCGGGATGACAGGACTCGAACCTGCGACCTCATGCTCCCAAAGCACGCGCGCTACCAACTGTGCTACATCCCGTGACGGCACTGATGTGCCGTACTATTCAGTTATTCATGGTCCGGACAGACAGTACGGATAGTGTATGTGTTTGTGGGACGACCAGGACCTCCGCACACCTCGCAGATCGTATATGACCTCTTCTCTGCATCAGAGATTAGATCATCGAACTTTTCACGAGAAACGTCATCGATATTTTCAGACGGGGAAGCGTAGTATCTTAGCCCACCGAACTTCTCCTTACACTGTGCTAGTGAGTAGTCTGGATCAATCTCAGCCAGAGAGTCATCAAGACTAGACACAAGAGGTAGCCACCCATCACCGATACTGAGAGACTTTCCGTATCCATACTCAATTCGTGAAACAATCTTATCAATATTCATCAAGAAAGACCCTTCACAGCCCACATCAGGGCCTCATCAAGTTTGGTCACCACGAGAGACTGCTCCCGTGATGGTGCCATGTTAGAGTCTACCACACTCCTTGCGTGGGCGATAGCCTCTGTAATGGCGTCAATGTGTCGCTTGTTAGCCTCATGCACGATATACCACCTCTTCTTCGTTATCAACAGTATACACGATCTTCCGGATCCCCGCCTTCTCAATAGCCTCACGGCACGTATCACAGGGCCGGGAGTACAACGGGCTTCCGTAGCGATTGATACGTGCTACATAGATTGTAGCACCCTTGAGGTCGGCCTGTCCAGCCGCACGGATAGCCATAGTCTCGGCGTGGTGATTAGGATTCTTTGCACAGTCACCAATAATGTAGGGATCGTTCTTAACGACGTTGACTCCTACGGAGATAAGTGACCCGCCCTTGTAGATGGCGCACCCGTGGCGCTGTCGCTCCTCAGAGAGGTGCGCGAGTTTGATGGCCCGATCCAGCCTGGATCGGTGGGTCTTAGAAAGCGTCACTTCGTCGTCTCCTTCATGGTGGAGACTACCTTACAGCAGTGTCCACCGATGAGTCAACTGCGTGCTCCAGGACGCCGTGGTTGGCTATGTGAGTAGGTATCAGGGTCTCGGACAGGTGCTTAGCCAGGCTAACCCAGGATGTGCTCTCTACGGCCCATCTACGGCCCTGATACAGTGGGTGACTCCTCCGGACGTATGGGATGGAGTTCAGTACAGCCATATATGCTGAGGTCTGACTGAGGTCAGTATATCCGTTAGCCACAATGTGATACTTGAGGGCGAGGAATAGTGTGTACTCAGCGAGGACAATGTCCCGCTGTTCAGTAGATAGGCCTAAGAAGTCGTCATCTGTCGTTGCTACAGAACTGAGGGTTACGCCCCCAGGCATCACAGACCGGATGAGTGACTCGTCAGTGTAGGGGAAATGTCCCCGACCACCCGGATAGACTGGGGTGTATTCGATGTCCATATCAATTGCGTCGTACAGATCATCGTAAAGTTGGTGGTCGATCTTTGCCCCACGGCTCTTTAGGGTCATTGATGCCCAGTAGTTTGTGGTGTACTTGAGAGGTAGAGGATCCGTGAACTGGTATTGAACCATAAACACCGTCAGCAGTTCGTCCTCAGATAGATAGGGGGCGCTAGACCACTTCCTTGACGACAACCTACCAGAGTGTAGGTATGTGTCGTAAGGTCCAATGCCTGGGTAGATAAACTCGTATCTACCAGGAACATTAACGTGGTCCAGCGCCCGCCTATCTAGGTCGATCATGGAGTGGTTGATTCGCCCGATTCTGGGGCGACAGCCTCTGCATCCTCAGACTTGGTGTAGCCCTTTGCGATATTGCGGTCAGCCTCGGTCTGCTCGCCCTTATTGGTGGCGGCGTAGTAGGCCAGTGCACGAGCGTTCTCGCCGGTGGCAGAGACGGCCTCGCCAGCATAGCCCTGATTGAGCAGACGATACTGGTCCTTGGCGGCAGTAGTATTAGCCATAGTAACTCCTAAGATAGATGATGGCGTACATTACCATTCTACCACATGTCAGTCGTCAAAGATGTCATCCCAGTCGGATTCATTTAGATCCTCAGCCTTACCTACTGAGTAGGAGGACCCTGATCCGGAGAAGAAGTCATGGCTTTCTCCACTGTTCGGTGTGAGGGCTGACAGCACTGCCGGGTTCACCTGGGTCTCCGTATGCGGGAATAGCGGCTCGTATCCAAGGTTCGCTAGAGCCTTATTGGCGTTATACCTGAGGAATGTAAGAACCTGAGGAGTCATACCGATAGGGTCGTAGATGTCTCGGGTGTACTTCACCTCGTTATCGTACAGATCTAGGAGAAGGTTGTATGTGAACTCCTTATACTTCTCCTGCTCCTCCGCAGGAAGTTCACTTACAGCCTTCTGGTACTTGTATCCAATGTAGTATCCATGCACGCTCTCATCCGCAATGATGAGCCGGATGATATCTGAGGTGTTGGTCAACTTTCCGCGAGATGACAGATACAGGGGCCAGAAGAACCCTGAGTAGAAGAGGAAGGACTCTAGAAGAGTCGAAGCAATCTTCTTGCTCAACGGATCATTCTCAACGTACCTATCTAGGACCAGATTCATCTTCTCCTCAAGGTATGGGTTGTTATTGGCCCACTGGTAAATATCCTTAATCTCCTGAGAGGAGATTAGGGTTGAGAAGATGGATGAATAGGACTTGGCATGTACGCAGTTGCCTGTGATGATGGGCGAAGACCCTCCGATCTTGGTCACAAGGTAGGTGCTTGGTACCTGGATTCCGTAGACAGTAGTGAGACCCGAGACCTTCTCCGGCTTTGGTGCGCGCTCAGCATTTGAAAGCGTCTTACCAAAGTTCATTGTTAGGTAGTACGCCTCATCAGTGAAACTGTCGGTCTCCTTCCTGATGTGGCACTTGGTCTCGGAGAGGACGGATAGCGCCATAAGGAAGTCGGTGTCTCGCCTGTCAGTTGACGAGTATCGAAGGCTCTTGTTGTTGGACGTATGGGACCAGTATGCAAGTTCCTCCATGAACTCTAGTCCCCAGTTACGGCTCAACTCGGATAGGTCATAGACTCCGTGAAGAGAGGTTGAAGTGATTCCTAGATCGCTAGGGACGCTGATGAGGAAGTTGCTGGCAGTCTTCTTAGTGTAAGGAATGTCCAGCCGAACAACTAGATCCTCAAACCGGCTACGAAGGGCGCGAGAATGTACGTTTACATTGAAGGTAACAAACCCGTCAAAGTCTGCGTTGGCATCGATAGACCCCTTAGTGTTCAGAACAATCCGAAGACGATCAACGTCAGTGATGCTCTGCTCCCCAGAAGTCTTGGACCCTGCAACAACCCATTCAATTGTTCGGGTGTTTGTTCCCTTCTTATACAGATCCTCTGCGTTGATAACGGTATCAACAGCGTCGAACTTACTAGTGGTGCCCTGGCGCTTCATGTGCTTGTAGTAGACACGGTGACCGCTGGAAACCTCGAACTGATGCATACCACGCAGGCCTGTAAACTTGTACGTAGTATCTGTCTCGTGATTGGAGATTGTCACAGGCTTGGCAAAGTCGATGCTGCCGTCCTCTGGCCAGTACTGGGCCAGAGGGGTGTCATAGGTGACATCTTCCACACGTACCCACCCGTCTGGGGTGAGGAGTTCGGTGCCCGCTACGAATGCCTCCATGAATGCGATGTTGGACAGAACGTCAGCCTCATGGGGGGTCTGAACATCCTGCATCATCTGAGTAGCACCTACACGGCCCTGCAAGGTATCGAGGGCGGTTAGGCCGACAAAGACCTTCTTGGTAATCTCCTTCTCCTCATCGGACATGGAGTTCCACGTCTTAAGGTCTCCGGAAAGGGGGATCTTTGTGTCGATCCAGAACTGCTGTACTAGTTTGTTCCACACATCAACATCTACCTGATCCTTGATGTTGTTCCAGTTAATAGGCTCAATGCGAAGTGTCAATGATATTCCTTAGGTTCGTGTTGATTTCAGTGTCGAAGGCGTCAGACCGATAGGTAAGGTTACGCAACTTTACGGCTAGTTGTGGGTCAGACGGCTTCAGGTCGGTGGCATCTAGAACATACTCTGTCCGTCCAGCATTCTCAAGACGCTCCCGGATCTTGTCAGAGAAGTACACCACTGCGGAGTAGTAGAAGTGGTCGTTGATCGTCTTCTCCAGAGCCCTCGGGGTAGCAGACCGGATAAATCCGGTAGACGGCCACCACTTAGGGGAGGCGTCCTTAAGAATTGCCGCCATCATAGGCAGAGTGCCCTTGCCAGGGTCCAGGAAGATAAGATTCTTGGGATCCTGGAGCACCGGCCCAGTGTAGGACAGCCCAGGGACCTTGAACAACTTGGCGCGGGATTCAGCATAGTCAAGATGTACCTTGACTCTGGCGGGGTTCTTAGGCAGAGTTCCCGCGTACATCGGGGAGTCAGTAGTGCTCTCCGAGAGGAGCACGGTACCAGCATTTGCCAGACCCAACTGTAGAATCCGGGATTCCACGTCATCAGAGAACTTCTCTCCGTAGAAGACGTGGACAGGTGCCTTCTTGTCGTTGATAAGATCTACCCAAGGAAGACCCTTCTGCACAGATACAGAGGAGGACCTTAGGTGGGATACTACGTCGTAGACGTAATCCTTGTCGTCTGTGTCTAAGATGATGTGCGTCATTTTTGTCATTCCTGTTCTAGTCTATTACTGAGTCCTTACCGTAGTAGGCAAAGTTGATATCCTCATCCACCTCTGCGGCATCCTCGATAAGATCGAGGGATACGTCAGTGTAGTAGGATGACCCTGTTCTTCTGTCGTACCTAGACAAGAATTCTAGCACACCCTGAGCATGGCCGCAAGTAGTGGAGAAGTGTCGGTCAGTCTCAGGGAATACATAGCGAGACTGTCTATCAGGTCGGCAGAGTAGGCAGGGTATCCCGCTCGTGTCTAGGTCTATCACAGGGACAGGCTCCAGGCCGTTCTTTAATGTGTTGTCACAGTCCGATGTATGAAATACCCTGGACCTGCCTACACGATGAATAACGTAGACACCTGATTCAGACCTATACAGGTCGAATGTGATCCACCGGCTCTTTCCCGGCTCGTACGATGATGCGGAAGAGAGTCTCTCTCCGACCACCGAGATTGTTCTGGACTTATCTCTAATAGTGTATGTTGTCATTTTAGTCTCACTTGTAGTAACTGATGGCGAACTTGATTGAACTCCTCAAGATTCTACCATTTAGAGGAAGGTTTACGTGGCTGTTAAATCCGAAGGCTATTCCCCTAATTCCGCCGCTCTTGAACATAGGGAAATGCTTTGAGGGAATATCCACCGAGTATGTAGATCCCTCTTTTGCGCCAGAAATTGTCTTGACGGCAGTCCCCAAAGAACTTGGAGACTGGGTTCCGTACGACGAGTACCCATGAATCCACACACCAACGTTTGCTCCAGAGGATGCGTAAGTGTCACTGACTTTGAAGGTAGCCTTAATGCTCTTGATTTCTGCTCCTGACAAGTCAGAGGTCATGTTAGCCATTGTAGCAAATGACCACAAGTTTCTGGAGTCGAATCCTCCAAAGAATAGGTTGTCTCTGGTGTACGTAGACCAGACGTACTCTCCCTTACTGACTGGTCCAGGAAGTGTGACATAGAAGTTCTTGTGTGATGCGACAGAGTACGATTTGGTGTAGAGAGACTTAGATGGAGCCGGAGGAGTGGGTTCCGTTGGGGTGGTGGTTGTTTCAAATGCCTTAAACGAGTTTCTAACGGTACCAGCATACATCAAATCAGGACCAATATCCTCAATCCACGCAACAAATGGTCCAGCATCTCCACCAATAAACTCTAGATTTGTGTGCCCTCTGTATACACAGAAAAGGAATCTGTACCGCACTTTACCGTCTTGCTTGGGGGCAGTATCTGCATTATTAGATTTAGGTCTAAATAGCGTTGACGTTCCCCCCATCTGATGATAGTTAGTCCCCGTTGTGGCGGGGTCTCGTGAGTCGAAGTAATGTCGGAGTACGGGCGAGTCCACTGTCGGCATAGTTCCGTCGTCAGTAAATCTAATTGTGTATCGCATATCCCTTGGACCAGTGACTTTAAGAATGAAGGACTCTGTATTGATCCTGTAAACACGATCAGGGTCGGCCAACAACGACACCTCAGAAAACCCCCACTCGCCAGCGGGCTTCACCGTCCCTCTAAGATCAGTTTCGACGGCAGAGCCAGGAATCGCCCCCTTAGGGAGGTCGTCTAACAGCCCCCCGGGAGAGGTCAGTGGTAGTCCTCCGATGGAGATATCATTCTCAAAGTTACCCTGAACACCATTAACGTCTCCGCCCTCGGTCATTGAGGCTAGAGTCATTCCGGTGCCTCGGTCAACAATAGAGTAGAGCGCACCATTTTCTCCGGCAGACTCTCCGGTAAGTGCAGTCACTAACTTTCTGTCCGGCTCAGCAGAAGACCCTCCTGAAGCCCCAGATACGTAGTAGAACTTGATCCCAGTAGAGTCAATGACCAGTTGGTAGCCTTCACCGTTAACGAGAGGACCCTGGAAGTTCATGTGCTGTGCCTGCACAGATCCTGCGGTCAGGTGGCTGGCAGTGATGGCATTGGCCTCGATCATGTTGGCAGTAACAGTCAAGAACTGAGCCATTTTTGCCGTCAGGGACTTAGATGCGGTAACGTGTTCGGCAGTGACTCCCCCATCCTTGATAAGGATTCCACCCACCTTACGTACCATCTGAGGGTTGGAGACTCTGATCCTAGTTCCCCCAACCACGGTACCCTGGACAAAGAACCCAAACTGTACCTTATATACCCCTTCAGGAACTACCCATGACACTGACTTTGTTAGACTGTCCTCAGAATTATGAGAGAGGATCAAGTTTCCAGATGAAATCATAGCCCCACTCTGATCATAATACCTTGCGTACAGGGCGGCGGTAGAGACCCTGTTGGTATCTGGGTAGACGTTCTTATCGAAGGACAGGACATACTCATCTCCCGGAGAAACTGCTACCTCAAGGTTAGGAGAGTAACCTCCAGTCTGCTTTCCAGTACCAGATAACTCAATTCCGCCTCCAACTACAGTCCACGGAGCATACCCGGAGGATCCCTGGAATAGAGGGTCTGGGAAGACGGAACCCGGAGCAACGGCCAACTCACTGGCGCTGATCTTCTTAGCGGCAAAGATGTTTGCGAACAACTTATCCACTACAGCAGTAGACAGGGAAGCCGATCCAGCGGTCAACTTGCCTACGTCAAGGTTGGCAATTACTTCTGAGGATACAGTGACAGGAACCCACTTACCATTATCCTTCGTCCACTGGGCCACCACTGGGCTGGTGATAGACGGCAGGTGCTGGAACCATGTGGAGCCATTTGCGGCAGAGGAGGTGGAGTCAGCCACAGTGGTCGAATGAATAACGGTAGGGATGGTCTTGGCAAGCGCTTCAGTTGCAGATGTGTCACTTACAGGATCCCAAGATCCAGATGCGGACCTGCGATACAACTTATTGCTGTTGGACGAGTCGAACCACAAATCTCCAACGGCTAGGGGCCTGGATGTTGTGCCTGTAGGGGCAGTAGGGCTGACGTAGGTGTTGATGACCTGATCCTGAATAGCCTCGATATCTGTGCCGAGGTCGCTAATAGACCTCTTAAGGGCGGCATCCTGGATAATGTCCCACCGATTTGCGGACTTATTGAATCGCTTCAAGACGCCGCTGGCAGTGTCCATCCAAAGGTCGCCGTCGATTGGATTGGCTGGCGCTATAGTCTGGTAGAAGGTTGAGACTCTTGCGTAGTCTCCTGCCCGGATGGCCTTGATGAAGTTCGCTTCCCAGTTCGGGAAACTAGTGATGAATCCGTCACGAACGGATACCCAGGACTTAGTTGTAGATACTCCGTCCCATCGGTACATCTTATTTCCGTCATTAGTATCGAACCAGAGGTCGCCATCTGCAAGGCCTGCGGCAGGAGGTGCGTCGTCTTGGAAGAATGTCTGTACCTTGCCATCAGCGATAGCCTTGGCGTCGTTGGCCTTGTCCAGTGCCGCCTTCACGTTGGCATCTGTGATAGTCACCCAAGCGTTATTGGTCCACCGCTTAAGGGTGTTCCCTGTGGACTGGTCAATCCACAGGTCTCCCTGAACGGGAGCGGACGGGGCTGTAGTGGAGTAGTAGGTGGTGATCTTGGATGCAACAGCCGACTGTAGGGCAGAGATGTTCTTATCCTGCACCGGGACCCAGCCGCCATTGGTGGTTACAGCGGGGTCATATCTGTACAACTTATTGTTGTCATCAGTGTCAAACCACAAATCGCCTAGAGACAGTTTAACCGTGCCAGACGCTACGGGAGCGGAGGTCTGTGCGTAGGTCTCAATGACCCCATCCTTGATTGCCTCCACATCCCTTGAGATGGTGGTGATGCTGTTCTTAAGGGAGGGGTCTGTGACAACAGTCCAGGTAGATCCGGTCCAGGTCTTTAGTGCCCCGGAATTGGCGGTATCCACCCAAAGGTCTCCGGTATTAGGCGACGACGGAGCGGTGCTCTGGTAGAACGTGGAAACCTTGTTATACTTGCCTGCCGTAAGATCCTTGACGAGGGTTGTCTGCCAAGAAATAAGGCCATCGATTCTGCCATCCTGGGCAGGATCCCACTTAGATGTGGACGCATTCCATCGGTACAGCCTATTGCTGTCGTCAGTATCGAACCAGAGGTCACCATCCGACATACCGGAAGTAGGGGCCGAAACCTGGAAGTAGGTCTCCACCTTCCCGTCAGCGATAGCCTTGGCGTCGTTGGCCTTGTCCAGTGCCGCCTTCACGTTGGCATCTGTGATAGTCACCCAAGCGTTATTGGTCCACCGCTTAAGGGTGTTCCCTGTGGACTGGTCAATCCACAGGTCTCCCTGAACGGGAGCGGACGGGGCTGTAGTGGAGTAGTAGGTGGTGATCTTGGATGCAACAGCCGACTGTAGGGCAGAGATGTTCTTATCCTGCACCGGGACCCAGCCGCCATTGGTGGTTACAGCGGGGTCATATCTGTACAACTTATTGTTGTCATCAGTGTCAAACCACAAATCGCCTAGAGACAGTTTAACCGTGCCAGACGCTACGGGAGCGGAGGTCTGTGCGTAGGTCTCAATGACCCCATCCTTGATTGCCTCCACATCCCTTGAGATGGTGGTGATGCTGTTCTTAAGGGAGGGGTCTGTGACAACAGTCCAGGTAGATCCGGTCCAGGTCTTTAGTGCCCCGGAATTGGCGGTATCCACCCAAAGGTCTCCGGTATTAGGCGACGACGGAGCGGTGCTCTGGTAGAACGTGGAAACCTTGCTGTACTTACCAGAGTTGAGGTCATTAACAAGAGTGGTCTGCCAAGAAAGAAGAGAATCAATTCTGCCATCCTGTGCAGGATCCCACTTAGATGTGGACGCATTCCATCGATGCAACTTATTATTGTCGTCAGTGTCAAACCAAAGGTCGCCATCCGACATTCCAGAGGTCGGGGCGGATACCTGGAAGAACGACTCAATCTTGCCGTCAGCAGTGGCCTGTGCTGTGGTGGCTTTATTCAATGCGACCTGAATGTTCGGATCAGTAACCGATACCCAGGACGTACCGTTCCAGCGCTTTACCTCATTGTTGTTGGACTGGTTAAACCAGAGATCGCCAACTGACTTCGTTGCCGGGGCAGTTCCTCCGTAATGGGTAGTAATCTTGGTACTTACAGCAGTCCTGAGGGAGTCAATGTTCTTATCCTGAACAACAGCCCAACCGCCATTAGTGGTAACGGACGGATCGTATCTGTACATCTTATTGTTGTCGTCGGAGTCAAACCAAAGATCACCGACAGATAGGGTGTGTGAGTCAGTGTTGGCTGGAGGGTTCGGCTGGACATAGGTCTGAATCACGGAATCCTGTAGAGCATCAACATCGGATGCTATAGAGTTTACAGTATCCGATAGGGCGGGGTCGGTAACGGGATCCCACTTAGACGTGCTGGAGTTCCAGATCTTCAGCGTGCCTCCCGTAGAGGTATCTACCCACAGGTCTCCGGGCATCGGACCCTGAGGAGGGGTGTTCTGGTAGTACGTACTCAATCGACCGTACTCGCCGCCCTCAAGGGAGGCGATTAGATCCTGTTGCCAGTCGTAGAACTCATCAATTGAGGCATCTCTAGCATCTTCCCACGACTTCGTTGTGGAATTCCATCGGTACATCCGGTTTCCGTCATTAGAGTCAAACCAAAGATCGCCGTTTCCCAGGCCCGCAGACGCGGGAGCGGTATCCGATAGGAACGTCTGGATCTTCCCGTCTGCGGCGGCTTTAGCGCTCTGAGCCTGGGACAGTGCGGCGCTGATCTGAGGGTCTGTGACCAGCACCCAGGAGTTATCCCATCTACGGACTTCGTTGTTCTTTGAGGGGTTGAACCAAAGGTCGCCATATGCAGGCTCGGAAGGCGCTGTATTAGAGAAATAGGTGGTGCTCTTCTTCTCTAGCGCCCTTTGAAGTTCCTGAATCGCTCCGTCACGAAGTTGTACCCAGGTGTTTCCGTCCCAGAGGCTTATGATATTGCTGTTGTTGGTATCGATCCATAGTTGTCCTGTTTTAGGCTCCTTTGGCGGCTCATCCTGGGCAAACACATCTGGAGAGTTAATAGCAGACCACACGCTCTGCATATCCTCAGTGAACTCGCCAAATGATTCGCTCATATACTTATTGAGTTCGGTCAGCCGTCCGTTAGTCTCCTCTACAGCCGCATCGAGGGCGTTGTTTGCAGAAGTTAGGGCGTCCTGGATTGACTTAGTATCAACAAGGGGCTGGATTACTGTGGCAACTGACCAATCGGATGGGGTTGATCTATTGCCAGCCGTATCTACGGCAACAAACCTAAACTGGTATGGGACGCCCTCAGTAAGGCCAACAAGAGGGAGGGAATTTCCGTAGATCTGCCCGACCTCCTTGATGACCTCAGTATCGGCGTAGTGACGGGATTCTACAATGAGGTGGCTGAAATCGAGAGGCATCGCTTTGCCGGATGCGGCCTTCTTGTCCCAAGACACCGTAATGACGCCTAGAGATGCTTCTGTAGTAGGCTTAGTAGGCTTCTCTGGGGCCTCCTGGTCAGCAACCGTCTGGACAGCGACAGCCGTGGTATAGGGTGAGTAGGTCTCTGCTCCGAGAGTCCTTAGCCGGAACTCATAGGTGTAAGGCCGATTAGTGGCAGGATTGATGACATCAAGCGGGTAGTAGATTTGAGGGGACTTATCAGCGTCCGGACCATACCACGCAAGGGTAGTCCAATTGGTTGTGCCAGCAACACGGTAGGATACCTCGTATCCACGACGGGCCTGAGGAGACAGGGAGTTGTCGTACTTATCAAGACCCATGTGATCATCAAACCACGTGAACACAGCGCGACCCTTATATCTGCTAGTATCTGCGTCCAGGTGGCTATCAATTCGTACAGAGAAGTTTGTGGGTGTAGTAGGAACCCTCCAGTCACCAGTCTGAGCAGTCCCGCCACTGGGGGTTCTGGACGTTCCTCCAGAGGATCCTCCTGAGAGAGCGTTCTGCCGTCTAGCAATCTTCTCCAGCATATCTGATCTACGGTCGCCCATAGACACATTCCAAGTGTAATCAGATCCGGTAACATCAAGGGAGATTTCTTGGATCCTCATGTCCTCGAATGAGGTAGGCTTAGTCCTATCCCTGTTGGTCTGCCCTCGAACCCAGTCACCGATACGAACATCGATGAGAGGCTGGAGGGACGAGTACCCAGAAAGTTCCTTGGTATGGGTCTTGATTGGACGCTCACCCTCTAGGAGGATCTTCTCAGAGGCCTCCTTAGCGGTAACGGGGTCAATCACTCCAGACTGGCTTACGACATCCTCTAGGCGTCCCCAGGGGGATGATAGGTTGTTGCTGTACTCCCAGGACTGAGTTTCTCCTAGGACACGCGCCGTAGTCATCATGGACTCGAATGATACCTCTTCCGGAGCAGAGGTTGTTCCGGTGACGTTTTGTAGGTATATAGACCGCTTATCCCGAGCAAGGCCAGCAGATGAATCGGCCTTCCATACGAGGGTGCGCCGTCCCTGCATGTCCCAGTCAATAAACCCCTGCTCGGCAAGATCATTGAGGACTTCCTCAAGAGACATATTAATCGGGAATGCCATACTGACAGTTCCGCCCCAAGATGTCCCAGAAGAGTCTACCTTATCGGTGAAGCCAATGTTGGCCGGATTCGTTACCTTAATTCCTCGCTTGTAGGCCTCTGTGAATAGAGTAATAAGGATTGATCCAATGGTGACATCCTTGAATACCCGCTCGTCAGAGCCAGCAACTCCACCAGTGCTCCAGACCTTTGCCTTACGGAACAGCCACTTAAGGCCAAGGCTAGAGTACTTCTTCGTAGGCATCTCTTCGATCTGGTCGCTGGACACCTTCATGCCTATAAACCGTGAACCGAGAGGCTCGTCCCAGGTCTCTGTGGAAGGATTGAAGTATTCTACGGCATACTCGTATGGATACCCCTTGTCGGGGGTAATCACATTAGCAGCGCTCTGACTATCTGGGTAGGTGAACTCAAGAGAATGTAGACTATTGAGGACATATACTACGCTGTAACTTAGCGGACTTGGTAGAGGCCACTTCTCTTCAGTGAATGGGGTGTACGCCACCAATCTAAACTTCATCGAGTCTCCTTACGTCATTTTGGCACTCCCCAAGTATATCACAGATAACTGCGAGTAGCGTAAATTTCTCCGTAAGTTTCCGATGTTGCTCCAGGCATCGATGCGGTTATCGTGTACTCTTTTCCTAGAGATGCGTAATTGAACGATGGCTCCAGATGGAACATAGTGCCAGTGCCGTGCGACGATATGGCTCCAATACGCGATCCATCAGACGCACCGAAAGATGACGACTTGTCCCGGATCCTGGCTCTCCATCCCTTAGTGTCTATTACAACCTCCTGGGATGCCGAAGCGGATGTGCTTACGGTCAGGATATTGTTAGGATCAGCAGATGTAGTTAGCCTGGCAGAGGTGAACGGACCAACCAATTTGATAATGGGGTCGTTAATTGGCCCGGTACCTCCAGAGAAATTGTCCAGCCTGCTGACACCATTCGCTTCAAAACGTGAGACACTCGGGGATATATCCCTCCAAAACACCCCAGGAATTGTTGCCACAACATCGATAGTGAGGGCACGCATGAACGTCTGTGACGTTTCTGTGCTCGCTACAATCTGAATCTCAGCGCGCTTGGTTGTACCATTGTAAGTGTGGTCTAGAGGGATTAACCTGTTCCGTTGTCCAAGGACACCGTTCCAGAAATCCAAAACCTCCATAGCCTCGTCGTGTGACCTACCCTTTAGGATGTGGATACCAAATGAAAGAGCACCGGGCTCATACGTGGGGGACAGGTTAGTAATTACTCCGTCCACCCCAGGAATAGAGTGCTCTGTGTTCCTTCGTGCAGGGACACTTCTAATCTGGGATCCCTCAGCCAAAGTCCACCTACCTAGTGGGTCGTGGAGAGGGATCCCATCCAGTGTGTAGTAGTTTCTAGTATTCTTACAATCTGTCATCAGAGCCCCATCAGACTTAGGTTCTTGTTGTTCTTCCTCATTGTCTCGGATCGAGTCTCGGGAAGTGGGTTATTAGTTACGATGTTATACTGTACCACAGGAGCGGAGTTTTGTCCACCGATGGCGGCATTGTTCATTGCCGCCCTGTGGTTCTGAATGCCGTAACCCTTAGCCTTAGGGGGAAGTGTGATTGCCTTATGCATCCTGTCTCGGGCGGCATCGATTGACGGAATACCCTCAACCATTCCTGCCGCAATTCCGGTAGGAATATGCGCTCCGATGAGGTTCTTCATTACCCGTGATGGGGACTTGATCTGTAGCGCATCCTTAAAGGAGGAGACTAGGGCGTTGCTGAGGATCAGAGCGGCGTTCTTCAACTTCTCTTCACGAGCAACTAGACCATTGTAGACTCCGTTAGCGGCCTCTAGTCCGGCGCCGTACATCGAGTCTGCTACAGTCTTGCCGACAAGAGCGGATGAGGACTCCAGCATGGCGTAGTTCTTAGACAACTCCGCAATCTCCTTAGGAGTAGCCGTCCTAAGCAGTTCCTCAGCGACCAGAATACCCTGACCGGCCCCCAACTGGCCGATCTCATTGATCAGTGCAGGAGGGAAGCCCTTATCAGACATCTTACGGAGGACGCCCGAGAACTCTATGTTACGCTGAATGACTGCCTTAGCAGACTTGTTCAGCATCTCAGCAGAGATTGGCTTGTTAGTCTCCTGTGCCAGGGTGAGAGTGTTCTCTAGAGAGAATGGCTCGCGGGCAGTCTTTGTGATGCTGTCAAATACACCATCCCAAGCGCTCTGGAATGACTCAAGTTCACGCTTAGCGTCCTCGATACGGGTTCCTGTCCTCTCAAGACCGGCTTCAAGGTCGCGTAGAGTGAAACTCTTACGCATTGTGCCGTCTGCCCTAATTCCGTCATCCAGAGCCTTTAGACCGGCATCCACTCCACCCTTCCAGATAGAGGTCAGGTTGTCGTGGGGAGCAAGAGTCTTTCTCACCTGCTTTGCACGATATGCCAGTTCAGGGTTTACTGAACCATTCTCCTTGATGGCAAGTCGTAGAGCGTTGTCCATGTCCTTAACAGCCTTGGTGACCGGGGAGTCCTCCTTATCTATCATGAATGGAGCAAGCGCGTCAGAGAATCCCTTGAACCCGCTGTCGATAGCAGATCGGAAAGACTCTTCCCTACTCTTGAGGTCGTCCAACTTACGCTGGGCTTCCTGATTTCCCTGCTTGGCCTTGCGTGCCAGGTCCTTCTTCCTCTGGTCTGCGGCGCGCTGAGCGGTGCGGGCGGCATCCCTCTCCCGCTTCTCCTTTTCCCGCTGGGCCTTCTGCTCGGCCTTGATCCTGTCCTGTTGAGCCTTCTGGGAGGCACGTAGGGCCTTCTCCCGAGCACGCTGATCCTTGACCTGCCGATAGATGCGATCACGCTCGGCCTTTCGCTGAGCCTCGTGGCGGGCCTGCTCGGCCTTACGCTGTGAGTCGTTTCGCGCGCGCTCTGCGATCCTCTGCTGTTCTTGACGCCCCTTGGCGTCCTTGAGTTGGCGCTTTTGGCGAGCGCGCTCTTCATCACGGAGACGCTCATTTCTGGCCCGCTCCTCGGTGCGGAGGCGTTCGTGCATGGCACGCTGTGAAGCCAGGTCACGATCCCGCTGAGCCTTGTCTGCGGCTTGCTTGGCCTTGAGGGCGGCACGAGCATCCTGTAGACCAGAGCCAGCCTGACCCCCGTAGTAGAGGTTGTTGAAGGTTTCCCACACCCTATCAGAGAATGAGATGCCGCCGTTAGCAAATGTCTGAACCTTGGGGGCCTTGACGGCGGAGGCCTTCATGATGCCGCCGTTTGCGAACTTCTTCACAAGCGAGTACCCGAAGGTCCGAGCAACCTGCTCTAGGATGTCGGTGGAGCGCTTACGCTTGCTCTTTGCTAGAGGAATGTATGCCTCGCCGCCGGTTTCAGGCTCGGCCCAGACACGGTAAGGCCATCCGCCCTTGGCGATCTGTGCGACGTGGTTCTCCGAGCCCTTTGCGAACTTGCTCATCTGAATAGACTTGATAGCCTTTTCGATGCCTCCATCGGCAAAGGTCTTCACGCCCTTTCCGGACACAATTCCGCCGTTAAGGTTGCCAAATCCGAAGAACGACTGTACCTTGCTGGAGACGTTAGCAACAATGTTAACTACCTTCTCAGGAATAGATGCGCTCCTAATATCACCGATAACGCCGCTAGCACGGTCATTAGCCGTAATATCGAAGTCCTTGTGGCTAATGTTGTTAGCGTCAGTAGAATTGATCTGCCTATTTGCATCGCCGTTGTTAGTTAGGATGTCAAATAACTTGTGGTCGATATTGTTAGCGTCGGTAGAATTGATCTGCCTATTTGCATCGCCATTGTTGGTTAGGATGTCAAAGACCTTGTTCTTGATGTCGTTGACATCAGTCTCATTGATGAGGCCCTGAGCCACGGCGTTGCTCGTGATGATGTCGAAGGCCTTGTCGTCAATGTTGTTCCCCTCAACTGCACCAATGTTCCGCATCGCCTCAGCAATGGCGGCAGAGACCTGGACATTCTTGTCTGGAATGTTTGAAACAGCGGATCGAACAGCCTCTGCCCCGCCGATTGCCTGTCCTGTGTTGGCATTAAAGGCTAGTGAGGTGTTCTTAGGGATAATGTTGATTGCTCCAGCAAGTTCGTGTACCTTGCTGGTATCGGCATTTGTTGTAACATTGATGATGCTGTTACCGTAGGTGGATAGCAGTGTGTTCATCTTCGCAGTAGGATCGCTGACATCACCTGAGACACTAACCTTTGCGGGGGCGAGTCTGGCGGCTTCTGTGAACCCACTCAGAGACTGCATGAACAAGGAGCCCTCTGCCCCAACCCTAACGGCTGGGTTTGTGGCATTAGCAGATGCAACAGCGGCTGAAGTGGCCTCCTGTGCCGATCCGGAAAGCCCCATAGAATCAACGCCCATCCTCAACATAGGATTGAGCATAGCCACTGCGGAGTCAGCGCCAGCCTTAGCCTCAGGAGTGATCTGGCTAGTGTCGGAACCAAAGCGAACATTAGCGTTGGCCTCAGCGGTACGTGCGGCCTCTCCGACTGCGGCAGGCACTTCGTATCCGAGTTCCTCCATACGGGCCTGGAACTTGACCCTAGCCTCTGGGGAGGCGGCGGCCATTGCTTCCTGGACCTTTGCCATAGTCTCGGCTGGAATTGACTGGGCATCAGCCCCCACCTGAACCTTTGGTGGGCTGTATGAACCCAGGAATGCCTCAGCGCTGGACCTAATCTCGTCAGTTTTGACCTCAGTCTTCACTCCTAGAGCGTCAAGTCCAGCCTCAGTAGCCTTGAGTTCGGCCTGAAGCGCTCCACGCTCTTCATCGCTAAGACCAGGAACCTTTAGTTTACCCTCAAGCGCTATCTTCTCGCCCTTAAGAATTTCAATCTTACGCTGGGCGTCGATGGTGTCCATAGACATAACAGCATCGACAGGGTACTCGGCATTGACAAGGCCGTCCAGAAGATCCTTTGCCTGATTGCTATCGAGGTTGAGTCTAGACTCAATCTCTCCAGCATCCTTTGCACCCTGTAGGAACTGGGACATCCGGCTCTCGGCATCATCAGTGATGAATCTGAGGTATCCGGAGTAGTCTCCAGAGGCAAACGCCTGAGCGGCAACCTCAATCTCGATCAGGTCACGCTTAGCCTGTTGCTTTGATTCCTCGTCAATGACGATAGACTTCTCAAGATCCTCTGACAAGATGCCGAAGGTATCGAACAAGGCATCAATCTGAGCATCCGGGATCCCCATATCCGACAGGCTGGCCCGAAGTTGGTCAGAACTACCCTGAATGGACCCAAGAGCGGCGTTAGTGGCCTCCGCCATCGTAGCACCAGACTCCCGCGCCTTATCAAAGGATTCAATGAAGGATTCCTTGATGGCACCTGAGGATTCCTTCATTACGGAGTTCAACTGAGATGAGACCTTTGCGGTCTCGCCGGAGAAGTTGAATGCGGCGTGCTGAGCACCGCCGAAGGCTTCCTCGATGGAGATAATACCTGTCGGATCGATGTCAAGTTCATTCATCGTATCCTTGAGTTTACCGAACTCGTCAGTGTTCTTCTGGGCAGTCTGCCACAGGCGCTCCATCGGGTCATTCCATGCGGAGGTGTCCAACTGGAGAAGATCCATATTGGACTGCATAGCCGCCAACTTATCAGCCACTGTTGATGTGGTGGAACTGATAGTCTGGAAGTTGGAGTCAAGGACCTTGGCCTGCTCGTTGGCACGACCCAGGGCATCCCGTAGCCCCTGAGATGCCCTATCGGATTCAGCATAATCCCAGAGTTGGCCTCCAACCTCGGAGGTGATTTCATTTAGGGAGTCACGCAGAGACTTAGCGGCATCCCTTCCTCGACCCATTCCGTCAACAGTTTCGTCAAGGCCTGCCATTAGTTGGTTGAACTCTACAGCATTCAGAGAAGCCAACTCTTCCCTGGTCTTTCCAGTCATAGCCACTAGTTCATCCGACATCGCGGCTACAGCATTCTTCACCCGGTCAGCACCGAAATCCTTGGAGAATGCTTCACGAACATTGTCGATGTTTGCGCCAATGTTGTCTAGTGACACTGAATCAATTTCGGAGAGACGTTCTGCAAGTCCCTTAGCATCGATGCCTGCGTCCTTTAGGGTGTCAGAGAAGTTACCAAAAACTCTACCGACCTTCATCTCGTCAAAACGGGACGTTAGAACATCTACCTGGGCGGCGGCGTCGCGGACCTTCCCAGTCACAGGATCCCATGCTTCACTGAAGTTTTCTGTGAAGGCGGTGGCCTGCTTTACACCTTCCTGTACACCCTGCCACAGGGTGATTGCGCCAGCGATGGCGGCAAATCCGATGTTTACTGGGTTGAAGATCGCTCCTACGACCCCACCCATGATGTTCTTCACACCCTGGCCTAGTTTGCCAAGGGCAGACTGGACACGAGGAACATGCGTATTTTCGATCTTGTTTAGTTCCGAGGAGATATCAACCAGACCCGAGGATCGGACATCCATGATCTTCTTGCCGCCAGGAAGGCTACTCAGGCTCTTACCTAGGTTATTGACACCCTGATCCACCTCACGGACGCCTGAGGACGGTAGGTCCATAACCTTGACGGTTCTGCCAGTGGTGAGGTTGGATATCTTGCTCTTTACGTTATCCAAGCCGACTGAAATGTTATCTAGGCCGCGCTTGAATGGTTCTAGCCTAGGCGGCACGAACTTAGTCCCAGTGAATGCGGCCCAAGCAACCTTGAGTGCCCCGAGCGGGCCGACAAGCATAGCAAGGCCGGTGGCCAGGGCCATGATCGGAGTTGGAATCTGGGCAAGAGTCTTGAGCAGACCGCCGACAATTGTGGACAGGGCAACAAGCGGTCCCTTGATGATCGCGGTAAGAAGTTGGAAGGCCTCATTCATTGGGCCATGAATGGCCATGAATCCTTCGTAGATAGGATCTAGAACATCCTTAAGAAGGTCAGCGAGAATGGTAAAGCCTGGTCCCATGAATGCGAGAGTCTCGCCCATCATCTCGGCAAGCATACCGAAGATGTCTCCGAAGTCCTTGATGCCAGGCCCCATAGCGGCCACGCCCTCATTTACTCCGTCTACGAAGGCATTGAATCCGTCTAGGGCACCTGAATCGGTGATTGCCGTGGCTAGGTGCTCGAACAGCATACCGATGGTGTCAGCGGTGGTGCCCATGATACCGGCAAAGACATGGGACTCACGTCCAAGTGCCCCCAGAACCTTGAAGAATCCATCGGCCATGGTCTCAAAGCCTGTATTGGCCGAACGGAAGAAGTTTGTGATGGCTAGGAATACCGTAGGATCCTTGATCCAATTGGCAATACCTTCCAAGGACTCGCTAAAGTCTGCTAAGCCGTACGATCCAGCCGCGCTAGCGGCCTTACCGATGGTTGCGAATACTGTTCCGACGCTGGATCCAATGGAAACAAGTTCCTTTAGGGTGTCAACAGCGTTAAGAACCCAGGCATCAAACTGTCCGGTCTGGATGGAGGTGTCGGTGAATCTGACAAACTCATCGGACAACTCTGTCATCCAGGCGGTGAACTGCGGCAGGTACTTTGACCCGGCGTTAGTGAACTCAAGGAATGAGTAGACTAGATTACTAATAAGGCCTTCAGAGTTCTGTAGAGCCAGGTTAAAGTTGTTGTAGGTGTTGGTCAACTTGCCCATTTGGGCAAACTGGCTGAGAACGTCTACAACCGACAGGCTGATATCAGCCATAGCATCGGCCATGCCGACAAGACCGTCACGAAGAGGCCCGGAAACAACGTCTACGAACTGCCCGATTCCGTCCGTCATCTTGCCCCAGTACGCCTCAGCAAGATCCGTCTGTAGTTCCTTTGAGAAGGCATGAAGAAGTGTGGCGGCTTCCTGCATCGCAGGAGGCATCTTTTCAATCGCCTTCATAGCGGTCTCGGTGTCGTACGACATTGCAGTGCCGATGCCGGTCCACAAGGTTCCCCAGGTCTTAAGAGCAGAGATCCCGAAGGTGAGGGCGGCAGGGGCCATAGCGATTAGACCCGTCGCCTTGCCCAAGTCTCGGGCAAGAGTTACGGCGGCACCGGATGCGGCTACGATTGATGTAGCGATTCCGCCGACCATTGTAGTAAGTTTGGCGGCATTAACAGCAATGTCATCGAATCCAGACATCAACTGTACAATGCTGTCTCTAACGGCCTTGGGGTCGATGACGCCCGCCATAGAGACAGTAAACTTTCTCATGGCCTCGTTAATCTCAGGGCCATCAAACATCCGTACCAGGGGGCTCCCGGAGGGATCGATCATGTTGTTCGTGTGGTCCCGGACCCAGTTGGAGAACCTCTGTAGAGTCTGGCTGTTGAGCCTGTTGTTGGCGTTTAGGTACAGGTTGGATACCCTGTCCCTGGAGGCGCGCGCTAACTGTGCCTCAGCGGCGGCTGTATTGGCCACAGCCATGATAGTAGCGGTCTCCCGCATGTCGGCAAAGGCTCTGCGGGTAGATTCCTTGACCGTCACCGGAATCTCAAACTCAGTGTCCCTCAGAGCATCCTGCACCATCTGGATGGAGTTTTCAATGGAATCGACATCCACTGAGGCCTTAATCTTGATTTCTGGGGCAAAGCCCTGAAGGCTATTACGGAAAGCCTTCTCAGAGGCAGGGTTTACCTTAGCATTGACAGAGATGGTCCGCTTGCCGTTGTTGCGCTTGATGAAGTTCGAGAACTGTGCCTGAGCCTTATCAGACAACTTGGCATCAATAGTGACAGGCTTCTTTACAATGAAGTCCCGCAACTGAGCAAAGTCTAGTTTTGCTCCAGAAGTGTCTAGACGGGTCTTAAGTAGGATTCCGCCAATCCTGTCGGACAGGTCATTGACACTGTCCATATCGACATCAGCATCGATGTTGATTGTGGCACGAAGATCCTCAGCCTGGCTAAGCAGATCTAGTAGTGTATCGGTGAACCCAGCATCGTGGCCGTGGATGCCGACTGAGACATCGCCAGCAAGGGCTACGGTCTCGTCTACATCCTCGAAGAACCCATCTTCCTCTCCGTGAATGCCAATGGTAGCAAATCCGGCATCCTGCACGATGCTGGCCACATCATCATAGAAACCTGCGTCGTGTGCGTGCACACCGATGGATACTTCTCCAGTGAGTGCGACAATGTCGTCAATGTCGGAGAAGTATCCATCTTCAATTCCGTGTACCCGGATGTAGGCGTCCCCGGCGTCCTGTGCAATAGAATCTACATCGTAGAAGAATCCGGTCGTGTCGGCGTATACGTCAACGGTGACATCTGCGACATCATCCGCGAGGGAGTTCACCTCACGAACAAATTCGTCCGTGTCTGCTGTAACAGAGACAACAACGTCGTCAATATCGTTGACGATCCTCTCCATGTCCTTCCGGAATCCGGAGTCGTCAGCACGAATACCGACGAAAATGTCGTCCAATCCGTCAACAATTCGGCGTACTTCGCGCTCAAAGCCGCGATCCTTGGCATGAATGCCTACGTAAGCATCACCGATAATTGTTGGCATAAGATTGTCCTATCTTCTACAAAGGGGCTTCCAGTCCAGGATACCCATCTTCAGTTGGTTCAATGTAGTTCTGGTGGAATCCGTCTCGATCAGGAGCCCTGTCCTCGTACTGGTAGTCATTAGACATCTTCAACTTGTCCGCCTCTGTGCTGTCTCCAAGAACACGGTTAAGCGTTGCTCGTGACTGATACAGGGAGTTCTCCGTCTGATTGTTCCTAACAATGTCCTCAGAAACTAGATGAAGCATGATGGGTACAATTCCCTCCATGCCTACGTCCTCAAACACGTCTAAGATTTCTCTACCAGTCTCCAAGAGGAATTTTCCCCGGTGGTATGGATACCACCGGAGAAACTCCCCTACTAGGCTCAGGACTCCTTCGTGGGGTTTGCCGTACGCTCAGTGGTGAGGAAGTTGATTACCTCCATGAGTTCATCCATAGACGGGTGAACCGACTCATCGGCCAGAACGGCCTTCCACTTCTTCTTGTTGGCGGCATCAAAAGAGATGTCTAGATACTTATTAATGGCAGACAACTTGTCGCCATCCTCATCGGACTGCATCTTCTCTGCGAAAATCAGGAACTCGTCAATGGGGACGTACCGCTTGGCCTGGATGACCTCGCCGTAGAACTCGAACTCAATGGGCTCAACCTTCTCGGCCTTCTTGGTGGCGGAACCGAACTTCTTAATAGCCATGTGATAGCCTCTTTCGTTTATCGTTTGTCTTAGATGACCGCAGATAGCGGTCCGGTCAGATACCTGTTTGGTGCGGTACCAGGATGGTAAACTTGCCTTGCATACACTATTGTACCATAACCCGCGAACCTAAGCACCTTCGCGTTCTTAGGTTTAATGACATGCGGCCTAGATCCTTCATGGTGAAGGTACGCAATTGAATTGCTGGACCCAATCAGGTAGGAAGGCATTCCTGATGCCTGCCTATTGGGCCGTACATGAATCGATGCTCTAAGTTCACCAGTGTCTACCCCGACCTGACGCTTCGCCATCGACTCAACCCTGTCGGCTAGATCAGAGATGTGGGAGTCCACCATCCCCCCCGGAGCCTTCATAATCTGATGCTCAGCAGATTTGTGGTAGACAAAGAGAACCATGATCAATCACACCGATGTTGGGATGATAAGGCTGATTGCCTGTGCCTGACCGGAGTCAGGGCCTACGTTGACGATGTAGTTCTTGGTGGCCCCCAACTGATCTTCTCTATCAGCAATTGCGTTGGCGATCCTGTGAAGAACCATGACATCAACCATCCTAGATCTGGCGATTGAGTCAATATCGTCAACAGAGACCTGAGGCTTTAGGTTACTCATCCTCACATTATCTGTGTTGGAGTTCATAGATGCTGTGCATCGAACAATCTGGATGACGAAATCAACAATGTACCCGGTGGTGCATGTGTTAACACGCATCGCTGTAGGAGTGTCTGGGCTGGGGAGTCCGTGACGAGAGGTTGCAACGCTCACGGTCAACTGACTACACTTGTCGTGTGCAATCATGTCCTCAGAGCCGATGCCGAGGAACCTGTATTCAGGAACCTCAACACCGTACTCTTCCATCACCGATACAGCGATATTCAGAAGTTCATCTGCTGTGTCTGCTACTCTGGTGATGTCTTCAGGAAGGTTGTCAGCCATTCAGAACGTCCTCAAGACCGGAAATGAGGGTGGAGCGGTTCTTACCATCCCGCTCCTCTGCGAGTGCGGCCTGCGCCAGTTCCTTATCGTCTCCGACAAGTTCTAGGGCGTTTGCTACCGACAACTCAGCGACCCCAAGAGCCGGAGCCGGTGGCTCCAACGAAGTCACTGTAGTCTCAGCCACGCCGGTCTCAGCCCCTGGGGTGGACTTAACCTGTGTCTCAAAATGTACCTTGCGCTTAGCCTCGTAAGGATTTCCCATATCAATCTACCCTTTCCTGTAGTGGTGCCCCTGGCTTGAATACCTTGGCCTTCTTCTTGGCCTTTGAGGGGTTGTATGCCTTAATGAACTGGTCAATCGAGTAGATACCGATCTTGCCGTTATCAAGGTAGTCTTGTGTCTCAGATACGCGAACAGTGACTCCCTGACGAGTCACGGAGGTTACGCGCTCTGGAAGTTTACATCTGTCATCGCCATTCACCTGGAGAAGGAATTCGTTTGCCAAAGTGATTGCGGCCTCGATGCCTGCAATAGGAGGGTTTGCCCCGTACTCGTAATGAACGGTGAACTCATTGGTTGAGCAGAAATCCCAGAAACCAACCCGGCCATTCTTCACCAAGTATGCCCGGTTCCTAATGGTGAAGGAGTCACGGGGAATCTCTTTCCCATCTGCGTAGACAGCGAACACCTGACGAACTGGGGTGTGCCGTAGACGCATCTCCCGGACCTGACATGAAGGATCTGTGAACCGCATTCCGCGATCATTACGCACGGGAAGGTTGTACATCTTGCCTCCCACCAGTTCTGGGGCGTAGGATCCGGTAGGCATGATAGGCTTGCTGATGACTTCCTTGGTGGTATGGATCCCCTGGAACTTTTCTCCAGTCAGGTTGTATAGAATCCCAGAAGCCCTTGCGGCGGCAATATCAGCATAGGGGTGCGTAGGATCAAATAGATCCTCTCTTGTAATCCATGAAACCATAGTCCCCTACTTCCTTTAGACGCTGTTAGTCCAATTATAGCACAAAACGGCCACCCCCTGAAAAAGGGGATGGCCGTTTCGGTCAATCTATCAGCCCTCAGGGGGTGGCGTTGGACGCCGGAGCGTATCCCTCTCCGGCAGGGACGCCGGTGGAGCGGGTGTATGCATATGGGCTGTCGGTCTTGCCCTTGTGCGGCCACAGAGGAGCGTTGGGGCCGGACCCGAAGCCAAGGTTACCTACGCCCCAGCCCTCGAACTCGGTGGCCAACATGTCGTTCTGGAGAACGCGCTCACCGGACTCGCGCATCTGAGCATATGGGAGTACCCAGTGCCACACTGGAGCGGTGCTGTCGATCTTGCCGTCATTGATGGCGCGAGACCAGGCCTCGATGGCTACACCGTTCGGGGTGGCCTCCTCACCAATCCTAGGTGCCGCCCAGCCCTCACCATTGGTGCCTAGGAGAGTACCACCGGCGATCATGTTAGAGAACTCGGGGTCTGGGTTGCAGATAGCGAGTGAGATGTTAACGCGCTTAAGGGTGTCAGGAGCCTTGTAGGTGGCGCAGATAGCACCTGCGGCATTCTTCTGGGTGAACTCATCGCCATCCTCATACTCCGGGGAGAATGAAAGAGAGATGAAGGACTTCGTAATGAATGAGGCCTTAGCGTCGGTAAGGAACTTACCGTCAGGGCCTAGTCGGGTTACGCGGAGGTGCGTAGCGGTAATGGATGATGCCTTGTTAGCCATTTGGTTTCTCCTTAGAAATCAAGGTTAGTATCTACTAGAACTGAGAACACGTCCTTCGTAGAGAACGCGATCATTGCAGGCTTCTGTACAAAGAACTCTGCAACGTTGTTGGCTGTGTTCACAGCCTGCGGAATATCTGTCGGAAGAAGGACATCCGAGCCTAGGATTACAGTTACTGGGCCTGTTGCGTAGGCGGCTCGCTGGCCGTCTGGCAACGCAGAGCCCTTCTGATCCTTAGATGAGTACCCGGAACCTGCCACCACATAACTTCCGAGAACAGTCTTCAAAGCCTTATCATCGTCTTCCTTCAATTCAAGGCCTGAGGCCACGATTCTCGGGAGATGTAGGGTAGCCTGATATCCGACTGTATTGTCGGCTACCGCCCCCTCCAGCAATGCCTGGGCACGCTTAGAAGCGACTGGGGTGGAACTTACTACAGTTCTCTCAACATCGTCTGAATCACTAGACGTGTTATTAGCAAGAGACCTATACTTAGATCCCAGGTACTCCCAGAAAGCCTCTTCAAGGGCCTTCTGAGTGACAAGTTCAATGGCATCCTCAGCCATCTTACGAAGGTCATCCATAGTTGTGCCTACAGTGGATGACCGTACCCGTGCCTCGATAGTTACAGGAAGAATGTGTACAAACCTGGTATCGCCCAATTCTGGGGTTACCATCTCCCTGATGGTGTCATCGGAATCGAATCCCTGATCTGCCAGAACGGAGTAGGAAATCCCTCCATCATACAGTTCATGGATTGCGCCTCCGAGCCACCAATCAGAGTCTAGATTGACTACCTTAACGGCAGGGCTGAGAAGTCCGTATGGAGCATACTCTGGCTTAGCCACAGTAAGTGTTTGTGAATTAGGACGAATCATCGCTCAATTCCTTTCCTTTGGACTTCTCAGCCCTGCCTTAGGTGTTCTAGTAGAGTGCTACCTATAATCAGGCGGCGATGGTGTCTACGGTTGAGGCAGAAGCACCGGCGATACGGACAGGGGTAGTGACGCGGAGTGCCTCAACGCCGACCTTTGCGACATTCTCGAAGGTCTCAAGGAACATCTGGTAGTCGTTGGTGGAGTTGAGGGTGGAGTCTCGGATAAGTCCAAGATCCAGTACGCCGCCGTCTAGGTGAAGGAAGGTGCCCTCTGGGAAGAGGTACCAAATGACGTTCTTGGGGAAGCCGAGAAGTTCGCCGTCCTTCTGCTCACCGAAGACCTGACCGGCCTCACCATCAACGAACCAGGTGACGTTTACATGGCGAGCGGCGAACCACTTGTCAATGGTGGCGTCAACGAGGTTGAATGCGGTATCCTGGCCGTCGCCTGGAATCTGCTTTACGAGGTCGGCACGCAGAGCGTTACGGAACCACTCCGGGAACATGGCGCGGAGAGGGGCCTTGGGGTCAAGGCGGTGACGGTTACGTAGTGCGGTGGAAGCGGCCTCAAGGAGAACCAGGATGTCGCGGGCGGCACCCAGTTCGGCCTTGGAGGTGACCTGAGTGGATAGGGCACCAATGCGGGTCAGGAGGCGGGTCTCAGCAAAGCGAGCCTGGAGAACCATGCCCAGGGCGATGTGGCGCTCTACCAACTCAGGCCAGGCGCGGGCACCCAGGTTACCGAAGGTCAGGCAGAATGGCATGGCCTCCAGGTAAACGGTGATCTCCTCGCCAGCCTTGATGCGAATGCAGGGCTTGGTGGGGCCACCCTCAGCGGCGGCGGCAATGTCGTCCTCAAGGGTCCAGATCGAAACTGCACCCTCAAGGTCGGCCATAGCCGGTGGGGTCATGAAGCGAACGCCGCCACGCTCAGCATTGAAGGAAGGTAGGGACGACTTCACGGGACGTACGGTGGTCTCGCCCATCTCGTAGATGTCGTAGACGGTCTCTACGGGGCCGTACAGACCACCTGCGGCTACGATTACGTCAGGCTCAGCGGCGACCTGGAGAGCGGCCACAACAGCCTGAACCTTCTCGATGTTGCCCTCGATGTCCAGAGATGTTAGAGTCTGGTTATCGTTGTAGAAGTCGCGGTAGGAGAAGGAGGCTACGAGAGCCTGCTCGCCGTCGCCACCGGAGGTACGGCCCATGCCCTTGCGGCGGTCAAGTAGTGCCTGAGCAACAGCCTTGAGGCCTGGCATCTCGGAGCCAGCGGCGAAGTTCTTAACGTCTGCGCCTGCGGTAATGGTTACGGTCTTGCGCTCCACCTCAGCACCCTTGTTCTCTGGGGTGTTCTCGGCAGGGGCGGAGAAATCATTAATCTTCATATCCGAATCACTTTCTGTGTTGTCAGACTCTTCGTCTGCGGTTTCCTTGGTGTCGGAGTCTCCGCCCTCGGAGGCCTCCTGATCCTTCTCAGGATCCTTTGAAGAGAAGTCTTCCTCTTCATCTAGACCTGGCTCAACAACGTCTACAGCAACAGCCTCAACGTCCTCAGCCACGTCCTCAGCGCGGTCCGCCTCATCAGCGGCGCGGTCTGCCTCGGCCTCGGCCTTTTCGGCCTCTTCCTCGACCTCCTCGACAGGTGCTGGAGCGAACTCCTCAACCTTCTCGGAATCCTCTTCCTCTGGCTTATCCTCAGGAGCCTCAGTGTCAGCGGCGAACTTTACGTCCTCCTTGATCTCCTTCTTCTCCTCTTCCTTGGGCTTGGCGGGGGTGTCCTCGCCGGGAATATCCTCATCACCATTTGGTGTAGACTCTTCCTCGTTGCCCTTATCGGCCTTAGTTGCGCGCTTAATCTTGTTAGCGGCCTCTTCAGCGGCTAGCGAAAGTTCGGCCTCCTCAGCGACGCGCTCAGACATCTCAGCCTCAACAGCGTCAAAGGCGTTCCCAAGGGTTACCATCTGTTCAACAATATCCCTGGTCTTCTCACCGTTGGAGAACTTCTCATGGAGCGGAGTGAATTCCTGGGAGAGTTCGGCCTTCGCGGCCTCCAACTCCTCTAGGGAAAGGCTCTTGAGGTTCTCGATGATTTCATTGTAATTACTCAATGAAATCGCCTCCTTAGTTTGTAAATGTCAGGGGACTATCCCCAGGTACTGGTGTAAGCAGTGCGTATCGAGAACCCTACTCGTAGTAAGACGCTCTACACACAATTATATCATAGATCAAAATCTAATGTGTTCAGGACTCAAACTTCTTTGCTAGAGCCTGAATCTTCTTGTCCAAGTCCTCGTCATCAGTCACGGGCGGCTTCTGTAGAGACGCAAACTTTGCGATAGTGTTTTCCAACTTGTCCTTGTTCTCAAGCATGAACATCTTCTCGTCAATTGAGGAGATGAATGAGTCGAACTTTTCGCTGAATGCGGACTCAACCCTCTTAGTGTCTAGGGTGTGGGTTCCCGCCGCGACAAGAGCCTGGATCTGGCCACCGGCGACAAGCGCACGGGTGGTCATGAATCCGGGAGTGTTAACGAAGCAAGCACGAACAAGTTCGAGTTTGCCTTGAATTGGCCGCCAATCGCCAGAAATGCCGGATCCGCGCATGGCACGAATCTGAGACGGAGTCACGTCGGGACGAACAGCGCCAGCAACCCAAATACCAAACTGATCCTCACCTACAGTGACATCTACAACAGCAGAGTTGGTGTCGTCGTAGTGCTTAGCGGCCTGAGAGGCTGAGAAGTTCAGAGGGGCGTGACCGCCTACCAGGGTGAGGGATCCGGTGTTGACCTCTGATCCGTCGTCGCAGAGCACCTTTCCGGTACGGAAGTACTTGTACTTTGAAGATGACCGAGGCGGATGTACCGACTTCCCGGCCATGCCGATGTGGGTGGACTCCCATAGAGCGAGGTAGCCGAATACGCGGCCCTCTGGGGTGACCTCTAGGGGCTCAGGTGTGGTAGTGTCTGGACGGTTAAACCACTCTCTTGGTGGAGCGGCGGGGAAAGACGCGGCAGATGCTACAAGGGCATTCTCCTGATCGTCGGATGAATATTCCCCATCCAGTAGTTCGTACGATGTGGGATCAGCCATAGGTGTGAACTCCTCGTCTATAAAGATTTTGCTTCTCTGGAATGCCGGAATGTTAACTAGAGTTGCTCCAGCAAGTCTTGCACTGTCAATGTCAATGTTACGGTTCTTGATGACATTCTTCTTTGGGACAGTGGAGAGTTGGACAACCTCATCGGGCTCATAGCCTGAGAACTTATCCATGTCGGCAGAGACTCCAGTCAGGAATCCTCCCCGAACAAGCCTCTCCGCTTCTCTACCATAAGGACCAGTGTCGAAGACTCCACGGACGTTTCTAATTCCGTGACGGTCCACCTCAATGCTGTCGATGCGGCCCACAAGAACTGACTGGTCGTGGCCAGCAGAAGACTTGAACTGCCACATGAGAGGCAGGGGAAGTTCGCGGCTAGAGAGGGATCCTGGGATAAACTTTCGTCCGTCCCCGGTAGGGTTGTTTACCGGCACAAGAAGCGGGATGTAGAATGATGAGCCCACCTCCGACATAGCACCTGCTGTGATAGAAGAAATCTCTCCGTGCTCGTCAAAGAGGGTAGCACCAATTGAATCTGTGTTGGCGTGGGTAGTTCGATTAGCACGTACAGGAATCTTCATGGATCCTCCGAGACAATAGTGTGACTATAGAAATTATACCACAAACGAAATCACCCCCTGCCGGGAAGGCAGGGGGTGATTGTTTTTGCTGGGTAATTTAGATCAGAGGGCGCATGAAACGCACTCCGAGAACTCAGTCCCAGATAGGGTGCTCTTTGCTAGTCGAACGTAGTAGAGAGTCTTGATCCCCTTCTTGTATGCGTAGAGTTGCGCCTTGTTGATGTCCGCAGTTGTCGCGGTGTCCCGGAAGAACAGAGTCAGAGACAGTCCCTGGTCCACATGCTTAGTAGCCTCGGCATAGACATCAATCAGTTTCTTGTAACCTACATCGTAAGCATTCTCCGCAAGATGGAAGTTCTCTGAGGTGACATTGGGCTGTGGGTAGTACACTCGGCCCGTCATCCCCTCCTTACGAGTCTCTACGGCATCCGTGAACGGGTGAATAGAGGCCGATGCGTTGTTGATGTAGGAGATAGATCCAGTCGGGGGTACGGCCTGTAGGTAGGCGTTGTACAGACCGTGCTCAGCAATTGATTCCGCCAGTACGGTCCAATCATCCGAAGACGGCAGGTCAATGCCGGACTCCCGGAACAGGCTACGAATCTCGTCAGAGAACTCGATATTGGCTGGATCGGAGTACTTCTGCGTCAGGTATGCCGGGTCGGCGTACTTGGACTTCTCAAACTCGTAGAACGTCTCCCCCCGCTCCATAGCGATCATGTTTGATGTCTTGTAGGCGTAATACGAAACGGCCATGAAGTAGGCGTTGGTAAACTCTACCGAGATGGGCGACCCATACTGCCATCCCATCCGTAGGAAGTACGAAGCCAGGGACATCTGACCCAGGCCCACAGCGTGAGACAGTTCGTTGCCGCGACGGATAGGCGGAACAATCCTCAGGTCTGAGAGGTCAGATACGGAGGTAAGCGCGCGGATTGCAGTATCCACTGTGTACTCAAGTTGGCCCGACCTCATCACGTTATCGATGTTCATTGACCCCAGGTTGCAGGAGATGTCCCGACCTTCGTAGTCGTACTCACCACGGTCATTGAATGTGGCAGGCTCAGATACCTGGAGAATTTCACTGCAAAGATTTGAGAATGATACCCGACCGTCAATGGCGTTGGCCCGGTTTACCGTATCCTCGAACATGACGTACGGGTAGCCCGACTCAAACTGAATCTCAGCAATTCGCTGAAGCAGTTTACGAGCACTTACCTTGCTCTTCCGGATCTTGGGGTTGTTGATCATCTCCTCATAGTGATCGGAGATTGAAATCTGGCTCAGCGGCTTACCATACTCCCGCATAATGGAGTAGGGGCTGAACAGATAAAGATCCTCGCCCTTGCGGGCCGCAGTCATCATCGCATCGGTAATGACTACACCAAGAGAAAGAGTCTTGATTCGGATCTTCTCGTCCGCGTTCTCGCGCTTGGTGTCCAGGAACTTCTCGATGTCTGGGTGATGTACAGACAGGTACACCGCGCCAGATCCCTTCCGCTGACCCAACTGGTCGGCATAGGAGAAAGAGTCCTCAAGAATCTTCATTACAGGGACTACACCAGAAGACTGGCCCTCGATGTTCTTGATAGGTGCGCCAGACTCCCGGATGTCGGATAGATTGAGGGCTACGCCTCCGCCACGCTTGGAGAGTTGTAGGGCGGTGGACACCGACTTGGAGATGGACTCCATGTCGTCGTTGACCAGGGACAGGAAGCAGTTATGGACGAGAATTCCGGAAGCGATGTACGTCGGATCATTAGCCACATGAAGATTGTAGACAGTTGCAGACCGGCGAGTGAATGTAGTGTCGATGACATCACACATATCATACCCATGACCATCCTCACGTAGTACACATACTTGGTCCATAGGCTTAATGTCCTTAGCCTTCATCCAAACAAATTTAGTATCATGTGGAGGTAGATTGTCTGTGTGAACCGACTTGTACCCATCATTATCGGCTCCGGTGTAGACGAAGACAGGATGCTCTGGGGTGCATTCTAGCGTCTTGTTATTATCATGGTCAATTGTGATTGTAATAAATCCATCAGTCTCAATTCTCTCATCGACATTGAGAACCGCGTTGTACTGCCCATTCTGCGTCCTAACACGCTCGCCCACCCTAATATCCTTGATGGCCCGGATACCGTTCTCAGTGAGGATGGGGGTGTGCCCCTCGAAGCACGACACCAACTCCCCGCGCTGAGCCTTGCCAGCGTTGCCGAACGTAGGCGTGGCGGGCTGGAAACGGCCCTCCATGATGCTACGAGCAACGTCTACGGCCAGATCCATGTCGCCCCGAGCCAGGAGCAGTGCGGTGGCTACTACGCGATCCTCGTAGCGCTCCAGGTAACTCTTGCCATCGAAGGACTTCAGTGCGTATTGCTTATTGAACTTGAGAGCGCCCATGTAGGTCTTGAACCGATGCTTGTAGGCGTAGACAAGTCGGTAAAGATCCTTAACTCTCTCAAACTTATCGTCCTCAACGATGGACCCGTCATCGGCAAGAGTAATGCCGTACTGGGTCCAGACCTCAGGCTCGTAGTAGAGATTGGCAAACAGGAATTCTAGTTTCTCCTTCAGGGAGTAGAAGAATCGAGTGCTGGAATTAACCTCCTGAAGGAAGTACTGCCTAGCCGCCTCAGTATCGGCGTAAAAGTTGATGAACTTGTTGCCGTTCTCGTCATATGACCAGAGGTTGAGTTGGGCATTTAGTTCCTGTGGTGCCTCATTGGTGATTACGTGGTTTGCCAAAATCTAATCAGTCCTTCTTTGTAGGTTCGTACATCTTCTTCGTTGCCCGACAATTCTACCCTACCGATGATCGGGACGCCAGTCCTGGCACTTATGTCATCGGCGGCTCGTGCGTAGTCTAGGTTAAAATTCATGTTTCCAAAGCCAACTACCCCATCCATTCTTGACCGATTATCTGCATTGGATAGAAACGCTCCGACCTGTCTGGGGATGTATGTCATCTTTCCAGCGTTCTTCCCCCGAACAATCCTCCGCTCATACGTAGGGCAGAACAGGACGTACCTCTCAGATACTTCAAGGACGGAGGCCTCTTTGATGCTGTGCGGAATCCGTAGAGACGGAAGACCGAGTTTACCCACGAACTTATGAGTAAACTCGGTCGGGCCGCTGTAGTAGACTATCACTTAGCGGCAGAGATGGCATCATCCAGCCGGTCGGGCAGGAATCCACAAAATGCGGTAGACAGGTCTCCGTCAACGACTACGATAGGAGCCTGTAGAAGGTTATTGTCCTTGAAGGTATCCACCATATCGGGGTGATCTAGTAGGTTGACCTTCTCATATCCTTCCCCCTCGGAAAGGCCGTTGGACTCAAGATGACGATAGGTCGCGTTGCATTGGACACAGCCAGGCTTTGAATAAACAGTGATCATGGAAACCCCTTACGGTGTTGGATTGAACTTAGATTTTAGCACATATTTCAGACTGAGCAACCGACTAATCGGGTGCCTCATGTTGGTGTGCACCTTTTCTGTGATATACCGAACAGTGGCTCGGTGGCCAGACACTTCTATGACGACTCCCAGGCGGTTGTTGTGCGCTGATCCGGTATCGGAGTCGTACGCATTAGGACCAACCTTAACGAACTCCCCTGGCCTAACATTGCCGTAGTCGAACGGAACCCAGGCATCCTCAGGGATAAGAGGGAGTTTGTCTAGTTGCTTCAGCCCATATTCAGAAATGAGGGACAGGCCAAACTTAAGATCTGGCTCAGACAGATTCCAGGCAGATAGGACAACCATTGCCTCCGAGAGAGCATTGTAGAGGTCAGAATCAGTCTCAACCCCCGCAATAGTCATCTTGTTCCTGAAGTCCCCCATATCAATCATCTGACATCCTAGACCTGACTAGTTCACGAAGGCGGTCAGTTGGAGCCCAGTAGTTAGGACCCTTAGCAACCTTGCCCTTCTTAGGGCCATCGGTGTAGTAGACGGGATTGCCGTCCGGGCCTAGTTTAGACATGTTCGACTGATGAACAATGTCGAAAGCCTCTGTTACGGGAAGACCTGTGGCCTGAGCCAGACCGTAGAGGGTTACCAGAGTGTCGGCCATCCCGTCAAGGACCTCCACGAGGGCCTCATCATGCGAGAGACCACCATTCCTGTACGTATAGATGGCCTCAACAATCTCATCAACCTCCTCAAGAAAGATATTGAGTCGTAGGTCTAGATCATCATGATCGAGAGATGGAGTGTCCCTTACGGCGTGGCGGAATTTTGTATTGAATTCTGCTACTGCGTCGAACTGCGGATTGTTAGTCATATGCTTCCTAAAGAACGAAAGAAAGAAGGGGGAGGGAGGTGAATCTCCCTCCCCCTACTCATCTACCTACTGAATTGATATCAGAGAGCGGACCAGGGATCCTGTGGGGCGGTGCCCCCCTGGTTAGCGGCCTGATCACCGAAGGACGGTGTTGCGGCAGGCTGACCGCCGAAGTTCTGGGCGGCGGGGGCGGGAGCAGGGTCTCCGAACCCGGTAGCGGCAGGCTGAGCCTGAGCCTGAGGCTGAGCCTGAGGCTGAGCCTGACCGCCGCCGTTGCCGGAAGGCCCTGGGGCACCGAGCGGACGGTAGTTGCCTAGGTTGATGTACGGGTTGCCGTTCCGGTCCTTCTTCTTGGAGTAGATGACATCGGCAGTGAACTTTCGACCATTCACAGCCTGAGCAATCTGATCAAGGGTCGGGTTCGACTGAATCAGGGTCTCCGGGTTGAGACCAACAGCGGAGAAGAAGTCGAGGAACAACTTAATCTTGAAGGCCTTGTCCGCCGGAGCGAATGGATCCAGGTTGTCGAACTGGGTGTGGTTCGCGCGGGGACCGTCAAGAACCTTGGCCTTGTAACTGAGAACGGTATCACCGGAGTTCTCAAAGGTCTTTGAGGTAGCCTCAGTCACCTCAAAGTTGTAGGTGCCCGGCTCAAGGGGAGTGAAGCCCTCACCGGCCTTCTTTGCGTTCTCGATCTGATCGGCCCAGGAGAAGTTGGTTTCTGGCATTTTCTTGTTTCCTTTGTTCTATTTCTGTGATCTGTTGCTGTGTTTGTCGGATATGTTATCAGTCTTCCGGCAGAGAAGGCACACCTGATGGTGCAGACTTCTTAGCCGGGGTCTTCTTCTCTGCCACTGGCTCAGCCGCTGGGGCTGGAGCAGGTGCGTCAGCGGGCTCAGGCTCGGAGCCAAATACCCCCCGGAGAAGCCCCTTAAGGGTCAGAGAGTTAATAACCTCGGGAAGGCCAGGCACACGGGACTTAGCCGTGACGCCGGGTCGAGACTTTCCGGTGTAGAACGTCTGAACAGTCACCTTTGGTGAGAAGGCGTTGTTGGGGTCAGACGGCTGGTCCTCGAACTCTACAAAGGCTACCAGATCGTAGAGGTAGGACACAATATTCTTGGCAGAACCCTCAAGGAGAGGGTTGTGTTGGGCGGGAATGCCCTTGTCCGGGTCGCCCGGAGTGACCCTGTCCATAGTGATCATGTAGCACATCTCGATAGGAGAATCGGGATCAGCAGTGATGTCTCGGAGTTCTCGTAGGAGGTCTCCCATCACTCGGCCAAGTTCGCCCCACTCCTGGATCTTAAACTGACCCTCGGAAATCTCCTTCTTGGCCTTATCAATAACCTCAGAGATGGAGTCGAACATCAGAGTACGGAACGGATGGTTGTGGCTACGAATGACCCGCATTGCGGCCTCTACGTCATCCCACTTCTTCACGCGGACTACCACAACGGCGTCCTGGACGTTGGAGATGTCGGGAAGTGCCTCACCCTTTGACGGATTCCAGTAGACACGACGTGATCGAGGAATGAAGCGGCTTGCAGTCTCCACGTCGAACATGATGGTCGGGGAGGGGCCGGTCAGGCCTAGGGTTGTCTTACCTGAGCCCGCTGGGCCGTAGGCAACAACTGATAGGGAATCTTCTGCCATTAGTCTGTCTCGCTTTCAACATTCTCATTGTATCTGTCATTGGGGTCAACCTGGATGTAGTTGTCTGTGAAGAATCCTTCTGCGTCAGATCCATCATCCAGCATGAAGCACCCGTTGAAGAACGGGCAAGAAGTGCATTCCCACCCCATCTTCTGTGTTGGGTAGGCGTAGAACTGGTGGTCCTCGCCTGCGTCCAGTCTATCACGCAACTCCAGCATCTCCCTAATCGTACCTAGGAGCCGCTTCCAGTGAGATTCCAGGGCCGTACGATTGAATCGTACGTCCTGGTCCTCATAAAATGGAGGCTTTGCAGTTGCTGATCGCTTTACCTTTTTCAGTAGCCGATACCGTGCCCCGTCAATCTTAGGGCTGTCTGGGTCAGACTTCATCTTGAGATTGATGTAGGTTGGCATCTGCTCTGAGTGGTGCGCGGCCTTGCGATAGTCATTAAACGTTGCGGCAGTCTTGAAGTCAAGTACTGCCAGGAAGCCATCGTACACTCTGCGAACCAGTGCGTCAATTTTTCCGATGACCTCTACTCTACCACCAAATTCCTCTGGACGGTAGTGTAGAGCCTCCTCCTGCATGATGAATTCGATGTCGGCATCCGCGCTGGATTCCTCAAGCCACTCAGTGTAGCCTTCCATCATGATTCTGCCTAGTTCAGATTCCTTGTTGAACTTGTCAACCTTGGCCTTATCCTGGGCATCAGGGGACTGGATGAACCGCTGATTGTCGGCATTCTGTAGACGAGTATACTTGTCCACTGGCGGCTCATTTCGACCATCAGTGTAGTACCCATCAAGAGCCTCATGGATACGCACACCAAGAGGTAGCGCTCCATCAAACGGCTTATCCTTCTGGGCCAGGCCATAGTAGTTGCCTAGCATCCACTTTCGCTTGCATTGCTTAAAGGTCTGAACCTCCGAGTTGGAGATTCTTACCAGTTCTGCATTTCGACCTAGGACAGGTTCGATATTCTCAAATGCTGACATACCCACCCTCCTTGAACTGAGCGACCACGTCAGGTACGTGCTCCTCTAGAATCTCTAGAATCCGGTCGGCCACCTGTGCAATCTCATGCTGACCATGAGACGGAGCCTCGGTGGCACGCTGAGCACAGAAGTGAAGCCAACTGCGGAGATTCATCGTAACATACATCCGGGAGTATGCACCAGTGGGAATGACCGCGCGGGCGGCTTCCTTGGCCCATCCGAGCTTGAGGAGATTATCATACGCCTCCTCTGCACGACGGTACTGGTCCATGAGGATATCCATGCCCGCCTCAACGAGTTCCCCGTCAAGATCTGTAAATTCGTACTCTCCAGTCTTTCCTACCTGCTGGAGTTTGCGGGAAGGCTCTGGAACCCACGCCTCCATTCGGAACTCGGAGTATCGTCCTGAATGCTCATTGATCGATGAGTGTCGGTACTTTACGATCTGTCGAGAGACAAAGATCGGGACCTCAAGGTAGAATGAGAATACCACATGCTCAAACGGGGAGCCGTGCTCCTCACGAATGAGCCACCGGATAAACCGTCCGGGGTCAGTATTCTCTAGGTTCTGTACGTCAGACCCCTTAGTAGAAATCTTAGCCGCACGGACAATCATATCCTGGTCGCCCATGTAATCATCAAGGATTACAGTCATATCGTCACGAAGTTTCATGGTGCCTTTCTTTGTATGGGTATAGTCTATAGGATGAGCCCCAAGGTGTCAACCCCAGGATCACATGTCAGAGGCGGGAGCCACGTCTAGTACTGAGGTATCAGACTCGAAAGCCCTGCGAATGGTGTCCTGATCCCTGAGGATGTACTCAAGGTTAGTAGTCTTGCGCTCAATCGCATTGAATACCAGGTTTTCAACCGTATCCTCAGTCACGTAGTCAATGATGTTGATGTGGTCGTGAATCTCGGACCCAATACGATGGGCTCGTCCCTCACTCTGTAGGTTATCGACCATAGACCACGACCGCTGTAGGTACACCATCGTGTCGGCTCTAGTTAACGTTATACCCGTACCGCCAGCAGAGATGCTGACTAGAATGAGTTTGATCGATCCTGCCTGGAAAGCGTCCATATACTTCTGGCGCTCAAGGTTGTCCTGATCGCCGGTGATCATGCCATACTGAATGCCCTTCTTGTCAAGACGAGCCGCCAGCAGATATAGCAACTGTTTGGAGGACGCGAAAACAACAAGAGACGAGTCTCCGAAGTCTGGCAGATCCTCCATGAAGGCATCAAGTTTAGACGACGGCTCCGACAACTTGAGATACTCCTCAGTGCCTACAGGCTCAAGTGTATCGGAGGAGGTGCTGTAGACAGGACGCTCCTCGATTGTGCCATAGGCTGAGGCGAACTGCAACAGCCGCATCATCTGCGTCAGTGGTGTGGCGGTACGGAGAATGTCCTCATCATTGATGAGGGTAATAGCCTTCTCCTTGAGTTCGTTGTACGCCTTCTTTTGCTTGGGAGTCATCTCCACATGCCGGGTCTCACGAACCACTGGAGGCAGGAACGGCAGAATGACTTCCTTAGGCATACGCCGAAGGATTGGATCAATGCCGAGGAAGAACTCCTTCTCCATTGACGGCTTAATGCCGAGGACCGTAGTGCCGCCGAAAGCGTTAGACACTACATTGAAGTATCGGTCAATGAACTTAGTGCGGGACGGGAATTCCTTTGGGTCCAGCCAGTTAAGGCAGGAGAACAGATCCTCTGGAGCACTCAGAATGGGTGTACCAGACATGGCGAACTTGATGCCCGCTTCCTGGGTAGCATACTTGAACGCTCGGGCCACCTTAGTCTTGGGGTCGGTGATTCGGTGAATCTCGTCGCCAACAGCAGACTTAAAGTTGATTGCCTGAAGTTCTCTATCGTGGACCTCACACTTGGTGGCAGTGATCTTTGGATCCAACCCTCCGTGCTCAGGGCATCGTGCAAGGGCAATAGATCCGTATGCCTTAAGTCTAGAGTGATTCTTCACTGACTCCCAGTTCATGATGACGATATCCATATCGTCTTCCATGAACTCCTTGAACTGCTTCTTTCTCTTAGCCGCAGTCCCATCAATCACCATAGCCTTGACCCCAGGAATTGCGGCCTCAGCCTCGCGCTTCCATGAGTACTTCGTGGAGGACGGGGCAACAATGAGGGTCGGGAAGACCTCTTCCCCTCGATCCCGCATGTACCTCAGTGTGTAGAGGGCGGAACGGCTCTTCCCGGAGCCCATACCGTTGGCCAAGATGCCACGACGTACGGTGGACAGGAACTGGACATCGGCATTCTGGTGAGGGTACATACCCTCGTAGACCTCATCAGCCTTAATCTGGTCCCGCATGGCATAGGCAGGCGAGATGACGTTGGAGAAGTACTCACTCATCCACTGGCGGAGTTCATCAGAGACGGTGAGGAGGTTGCCGAACTCATTGGTGAGCGCGTTGGCCGTCAGCCACCCCTTGTTGAGGAGCCACCTAGGCTTCTTGTAGTAGGCTGTGGGAATGGTCTTCATCACATCGGTGTACCGATATGGGATATTCTCCTCTAGAATCTGAATCTTTGTCGGATCATCTGGTGCTACTTCTGCATAAATTGTCAATTATGTGCCTTTCTCGTCTGATACATCTTACTACTTTGGGGTCGATATGTCAAAGGGCGAGGATCTTACGGGCAAGGATCTTGTCCTTGAGAACATCAAGCATGTAAACCACCGCGTGACGTGCCGCCTGGTTGGCATGTCCGGCCCCACCAACGTGCCACCACCCAATTCCCTTAAGTTGATCATGGGAAATCGACATGCGCTGAGCAGGCTTCTGCAATGCAAGGCTGAATCCGTGCTTGTGGGAGAGATATTTCAGCGCTCCGATGAGATGGAGGGACCACATCTGGGCAGTCATCTTCTTTGCGGTCTCCATTGTGACGATGAAATCTTCGCAAACTACGGTAAGATCCTTAGGATCTTCCATATCTCCAACGATTTTGTCCAGGGAAACCAGGTAGTCCATGAAGTCATCGAACCCAAGTTCATGCGAGGCACTCATGGTGGTGCCTTCATCCGTGATCTTGAACTCCATTACGCCTGTCATTAGGCCTGGATCTACTGCAATCAGGTACTTAGTCGTCATTTTCGTCCGCCTTTGCGTCTAGATAATCTCTAATGGTCTTTGAGACCTTGATATAGTCCTCCTTATTGCCCCGTCGAGCGACAACCTGGAGCAGATTGTCGTCGGATACGGGAAGAAGTGCCTTCTGTAGGTCGGAATTGGAGGATTCCCGGACCCTAACGACTACTCCGTGACCAAGTAGCCGCTTCGTTTGCCCCATATGGGACTCATAAAGCCCCTCCTGCCACTCCTCAGTGTCATACTGAACAAACACGTCTACTCCACGGTAGTTGACGTAGTAATTAGCCTCCAGCCAGGCACCATCGAGGTCATTGAACCCCTTATGTCGGACCCCATCGGCGGTATTTAGGCACATTGGGTTATCTTCCCCACGGTCTAGGGCTGTAGTGTCGTCCCCATCACGCTCCCCTTCGGCCAGAAGGTCGAAGAACTTGTCGGGGATCTTGTCGTAACCCTCTCCCCAGCGGTATCCGATCCTCTCGGGGATGGCGAGAAGGTCTACAGCAAACTCACCGTCAGTAAACGACATACATTCCTGAATGAGAGGGAAGAATCTCTCTTCGTAGTTGTCCTCAGGCAGGGAGAAGATGATTTCGTCGTGCACTGGAATCTGGACGTACTCACTCAGACCGGCCATTTCGATACGCATGAAGGCAATCTTCAGCAACTCAGCGGCAAGACCCTGGATGGAGTAGTTGGTAAGGGTATACATCTTGCCCTCATCAGCCACTAGTTTGCGCCCTGAGGCCAGTTCTACGTACCCAACCCCCGTCTCCTTCTCTGTCTGCTCTCCTCGCTTCTCAAGTTCTGCCATGTAGGACTTGATGCCGGGGAATGCAGTAAATAGGTGGTTTGCGGCGACCTCCATCTCTGCCTTAGGAACCCCAGCAGTCTGGGCCATCTTGTCGATACCTGCACCGTAGGATGAGCCGTAGATCAGACCCTTCATCAGTTTTCGGCGCGGATCAGACTTCTTGAAGTGCGGATCTGAGTACACCAGTTTTCCGACCTCAACAAAGAAGTCGCCTCCAGTGGAGTCAGCCTCCTTGAATGCACGAATAAGGTTGGCATCACCGGACAGGTGAGCCAAAAGTCGGGCCTCAACCTGGGAATAGTCGCACGATACCAGGACTTCGCCGTCATTTCTCGGAAGGAATGTGTTACGAATGACAGAATCAGACGAGTGGAGCGTCTGTAGTGCCGGATCCGTCACCGACATACGTCCAGTTCGCGCGGCCATTGTGTTGATGTTTGGGTGGAGTACACCATCCTGCTCCATTGAAATGAAGTTCATGAAGTATGAGGAGTTCATCTTAGCAAGGCTACGGGTATCCACCACGAACTTAGCCAGTTCGGCCACTTCCTCATTGGAGGACTGCATAAACCGATCCAACTGGACCTTGTTTACGGAAGGATCCCCCTTAGGAGTGAAGACGCTGAATTTGGCCCCCATCTCAGTAAACTTAGTAAGCAACTGAGGGTTGGAGTTGATGTTGATTCCCCAGTGCTCCTCGGCGTACTTCTCCTTTGACAGGACGGTATTAGAGAGTTCCTCAGACTTCCGCTTGGCGTAGTCTAGATCAATCCGCATACCTCGATCCTCAGCGCCGACAAGAACACGCAGAGCGCTCATCTCTAGGTCATACACACCAGGAGTTTGCATTACCTGTGGGTAGAACACATCGAAAATGGCACGAGCCAACACAGGATCCAGCGCAGAGTAGAAGGCATAGTCCTTCTGATCGATAGGGATAGTATCCCACGTCCACCCGTTATTCTTGAACGCCTCAGTAAGGGCCTTCTCGCCCATAGAAGCACGTGGATCGATGTACTTGTCCGTCACGTCCTTAAGTCCGGCACGCTCAGCCGGATAGAGGATGCGGGACATGATCATAGTGTCGTGAGCGTTCCTCCAGGGGATTTCGTACTCAGCCATGACCTTGAGAACCTTCCAGTCATAGGCAATGTTGTGAAGAGTCCACTGACCATTCTTGGCGTCCCACTCTCGCATGAGTTCGAGAACAGACCCTCCCCAGTTGTGGAAAGGTACGGCCCAGCCGTTGTGGTCGTCGCCAATCTGAATCATTCTAAGTTTGAAGTCGGGCTGGTAGATCTTTAGCCCGGAGGTCTCTGTGTCTAGACCAAGAACGTTCGTTTCAAGGACCTCAAACCACTTCACCATGTCTCGCACATCTTGGATCGACTGAATCAGCCGCAACTGAGTGTCGTCTCTTAGAGGCATCTGTCTCCTTCCGTAGGGGTCCAGTCTAACACGAAGACCCCGCCAGAACAACTTCTGACGGGGCCACGCGGGAGAGGGTCTGTTAGAGTGAAAGACCGCTCAAACTGACGGCAAATGCCTCTGCTCGGTCTGGGCCAACGTACTTATTTAGGTACGGAACTGCCCGATCAACATCTCCTGGGGTCCCCCAGCGGATGTCTGCCGCATGAGGACCGAACAGCCAGTACTTCTGCAAGGCCTCCAGCGGAGAGGACTCAGGCGCGCCGGAGGCGGCTACCAGAACCTCGCCGTACGGACCAATCAGGGAGGGATCCTGTCGGAGAGTGGAGAACGCGATCATGTCCTGAGGAACAATGTCACGAGCATTGAGGGCTGTTGCGCGGCGAACAATGTGCTGAATAACATCCAGATCATCTTCTCCTGCAAACTGCTCGATTCTGCGTTCAAGGTCCTCCCTATTCATGATCCGAGCACGGCCATCAGGTAGGGAGTACCCGGATGCGGCGATTGCGTCCTCAACCTTCCTGCCCTTCTTTGCGCTATCGTATTCATCAATCTGCTTGAGAACCTGCTTGATTGTTTCTTCATCCTTGAGGCTAACTACTGGAGGAGGAACAGCAGACTCCAACTTAATTTGAAGGTCAGAGTCCGGCATCCACTGACCACCAGATCTAGCAAAAACGACAGCCTTGCCGCTGGCGGAAGTGATGGCAACAATGTCCATCACAAGAGTCTCGTCAACATCATCAACAATGGCAAAGTAGTGGGTACCATCCCCGGCAGAGTTGGCTACCTCGGGGGCAGATTCCTTGATAGTCTCTCCCTCTACGGTAGGGGCTGTGAAGTTGACCGGAGTGAACTTCCCGCCTACCCGAGCCTGGGAGGTTGCGTCTGCTGAACGCTCCTGGGCAGTGTATGTTGAGAACGTGTCAAGCATGTCGTAGTCAAGCATAGAAGATGCCTGAGAGAACATGTTAGCCTCGTGTGGGTAGAGTTCAGACGGCGTGAAGATCGGCTCTTCCAGAAGACGGTAGGCCACTTCATTGGCTGACTCAGAATCAATCTGTTCAGCGTATCCGACCTCATAACTTTCAATGTTACCGACCGGACCAAAGAACGTATCCGCACTCCACTCATAAACATCGCCTGAGGCAATGTCTACGGCGACCATTCCAGTGAACTCAGTTCCGGGCTCATTGGAGGTGACAAAGTATGCGTACCGCTCAGGATCGAAACTGTGTCGAATAGGCTTCTTGGAAATGATCTTCTTGGACCACCTATCGGCCTGTCGTGCAGAGACCTCAAGAGCGTCTAGTCGATCCCTGAGCCAAGAAATCTCCTCAAGAGTGACCTGATCCCCAGAGCAGAACTTCTCTGCTGTGGGCCGCTCATCACGATTGAAGACAGAGAGTACGAGAGCCTCATCAATCTCCTGACGCACGGCTACAGGAACAGAGTAGACACCAGAGGAGACCATTGGTCCTGGAGCCGGAGCCGGTGCGGGAACCTCTGCGCCCTCCGAGTATCCGGGGAGTTCGATGGCCTCCCCATTCTCGATGAGGTCGGAGTCCGTTTCAACAATGTCGGTCAAATCGTCAGTGGCCTCCTCATCAAAGATGCCAAGGGATCGACCGCTCTGGGCGTAGAGTTGGTAGATAAGGGGGTTTCCTGAGGAGACCTTGATCTTATTCTTGGACTCAGGATCATCCTCATCATCCCGCTTCTCAGCCTCACCAACAAGACCATCTCCGTCACCGTCACCGTCACCGTCACGAGGCTTTCCTGGACCGGCCTCCATCTGGTATCCATTAGCCATCTTAACTCGGACGCCGCCAGGGGTGTTCCGTATCGTCTCTGCATTCTTCTTAGCCCATGCAGTCGGATCATTGTCGGGGTCTTCATGCTCCGGGACGGTCTTATCCATCGGTAGACGTGCCTTTGAATGGACAACGCCTAGGCTTGATGGGTTAAGGTGGTGGGTCTCGCTGGAGTAGGTTCCGTCAGGGTTCTTCGCCCGGACAACGGCCTTACCGTCCTTAATAGCCACGACCTGACCGGACATGAGTTTGGATGAAGCGTGGCCGTTTGCGCTAGACTTCCACTTCACATTCGCGCCAGCGCCAACCCACCGACCCATATAGTCTCGTGGCTGTCTGAGAGCCTTCTGGCGGCGCTGGAGACGGCTCATGCCCCCAGCGCCTAGAATAGCCTTGAGTGAGGATGTACTCATTCGGTGTCCTCCTCATCGGTAGTATCGTCTGTCGGGTAATATGGGCTGTTCTCGTCGTAGACGTGATCAATAAACGCCTCCAACTCCGAGATGTGGTAGGGTTCCTGAGTGTACCTGGAGAGTCCCATTGTGTAGCCGATGAGAGCCACAAACTCATGAACCAGTTCCTGCTTTACCTTGTGGAAGTCCACGTAGGCCTCACTCATTTCCAGTGAGCCAAACTCTGTTGGCTCACCGAACATGAAGGTATCTGGGTCGAACATCATTTCCTCGCCGTCCCCCGAATAGGAGGGTACGTAGGAGACAATGTACTGGAAGTATCCTGTCTTGCTAAATAGAGCGTATGTCTCCCGTGTATCCGGGATTTCTATACTGAGCCTTTCCATGAAGCCCCTTTCTGGTGGTAGAGTACAGTCTATCAGGCGTCGTCTTCTAGGTCAACGTAGAGGTGTTCCTGGATGGTGGTGACATCATCCTCATCCTCGCCATCCTTGACTGCCTTCTCCTTAACAATGTCATTGAGAGCCTTCTCCACATCCTGAACGCCTTCAATGCGGGAGAAGATGGCTTCACGCATTTCACGAGTAGCGTTCGGATGCTTACGAAGTTCCTTGATGTCCGCGCTGATCTTGGAAACAGTCTCCTTGATGTGGTTGTTAGCCTCATCCAACTTGAGAACCTGCACCTCGCCATTGTCAACAATGTCGATGTAGTTTCTGCGCTGTAGATCAGCCAATAGCGACTGAGCAACTCCTCTACGGGCATCTACCTTAGCGGAGTCAGACATTCTGTTGTTGAACTCGTCAAGATCCTTCCGTAGAGCGGAAACACCCTTAGGCACTGGCATGTTGTTCCTCTGGGCAATAGCAGAGTAGTAGTCCAGCACCTTAGCCAGTCGGGCCGGATCATTGGTAAAGAACTCTGCATTCTCGGAGAACTGGCTCGCCTTGCGTGGACGGACAACGAGTCCGGCCATTGCGCGGTCAGACTTTGACGCCTTGGCCAACTGATTAATCCTGTTGGCTACAGCGGCAGATTCGGCCAAGTCCTCTGAGTTCTCCCGAAGGTAGTTGAAGAACGCGAACACGGCCGGGTTGGACTCACGAAGAGACTTCTTCCTAGGCTGGACCTTAGCGGAGCGCGGCTCCTGGGTCTCTTCCTCGCCGGAGGACTCTTCCTTAGGCTCCACCTTAGCAGACCGTACCTCTTCTGCACCAGTCGGCTCAGACTCCTTGGTCTCCTCAGAATCCTCCTCCACCTTAGCGGTGAATGGGGCTTCTGAATCTCCGGAAGGGGTAGGATCCTTTGGCACTGGAACAAGGGCAGAGGGGGTGATGTTCTCTGCGGGTGCGGCAGGCTTATTACTGATGGGATTGACATCCTCAACAAGGTCTTCCTCATCCGGGGTCTGCTCTGTGCGGGTTCCCCACTCAATGGAGCGGAGACGCTCGGCCTCAGTCTCGCCGCCCTTACGAGCAGTCACCATACCGTTGGGGTCACGGAATACGGTATCCGGGAGGTCCGGTAGGTTCCCACTTTCCACGTCCTCCTTGGAGGGAGCGGGTCCGCTGTATTCGGAAGTGACCACGTACTTAAGGCTGGGGTTGTCCTTGATAATGTTGTCACGGACGAAGTTGCCTTCTGGGTTAACAAGAATGGGGTTACCGTTCCTGTCCATCTTTGCGATGGTGGCCGTTCCGTTCTGGTGGTTGACGTTGAAGAGAATGCCTTCCTGCTCGATAGGCTCATCCCCGTCCCGCAACTTCTCCATAGTGTAGCGAACACGCATACCCTTCTCGGGGGCAATGCCGTCAGCGGTGCGCCAGTTGGCTCGGTCATTGGACTGGTTCCTCGCCCCCTTACCATTGTCAACTGTGGGGTTGATGAATGGCATGGAGGAGTTGGGATCAACGAGCCGGGCAGGGTTGGCCTTGATGTATGGCTTCTTGTTCTTGTCTCCGGCGCGGGCAAGGATGTCTTCGCGGGTCAGGATATCAACGACCTCGATCTGACCGTCAGAGTTGAGGCGCTCCTTGACGAAGTGATGACCCTCAAGAGGCAGAACGTGAACGTCGCCGGATCCGATAGCACCGACTCCGACAACCTCTACAGGAACGTGGTTGTCCTGCATCTTCCCGTCCTCGCCTACAATTCGGTATCCCTTGTAGTGGTAGAGTAGTTCGTCCCCTACGGAGATGAACCTGTCCTCAGTGCCTGGGTACTTGATCAGGTCGGAGCCCTTCAGGGATCCGGTGTACTGAGACTCGTGGCGCTTCTCGGCGGGAGCGTTGGTACGATCCTGGCCCTTCATTGCGAGGTTGGCGTCGCCCTGAGTCATGTTGCTGGGCTTGGCAGTAAGTGCCTCCCCACGCTGGCGCTGAATGGCCTTGCTAAAGTTGGACAGAACCCGTCCGGTAGCAGTGCCGGAAAGGTCGCCATTGGTGCGATTCATGATTTCATTCATCTTATTGACGTAGTACTCCAGGGCCTTACGCTCTGGGGAGTCCTTGTCAAGTCCGTCGAAGTACTTCATGTAGGCACCTAGGTTGCCCTTACGGCGCTCTGCGGCCTGGCGCTGACGATCCTGACGCTCCTGGGCGCGCTTATCCTTGAAGGCCTGTACGGCGCGATCAGTCTTTGTCAGGCCACGATCCAACTCCATCCAGTCAGGATCACGCAGTTGCTTGGCGGTGTTAAGATCCTGGACGGCCCTACGGTGCTTTGCCTGGGCGCGGTTTAGGTCGGATAGACGCACGAACTCATCAGAGTTTAGGAGACGATCAATCTCCTGACGTGCGCCAGCGGCGCGACGCTCAAACTTGTTGATAGCCTCATCCTGAGCCTCACGATCATTCCTGCCCCACCACGCCCGTAGGTTGTGTCCAGTAAGGCGTGACTTACCCTCGGTCGGGGATAAACGGTCGTACTTGTTTCGGGCAACAGAGCGGCGGTTTCCGAACTGATCCATATCGGTAAGACGATCCAGAAGTTCCTGGTATCCAGCCTCACGAGCACGCTCAATGGCGGTTGCGAGGTTATCCTCATTGATGGAGATTCCCTCGGTTTCTGGGTCCATCTCCATAAGGTCTGCGCCCTCATACTCCTCTGTGGAGTCCTGTGCGGCATCCTCAGGGGAGTTCTCAGTCTGAGTGTCCTCGGATTCCTGCTCGGTCTCGGGAGCGTTGTTATCGGCATCCTCGCGGTCCTTGGTGGCAACTTCGTTAACCAGTCGAGGCATGATGCGGGTAATCTCGGAGGTAGCGCCGGACTTCTCTGCGACAACGTTACCGTCCTCATCACGAATGACTGCACGGTAGTGGTTGCTGTTCTTGTACTCACCGGACTGTCCCTTGCCGATGTACTTGGCCTCGCCGTTGTAGACCTTGCCGGTCTGCTCATCCCGGTAGACAGCAGTGGTGTCCCACTTGGTGTTTTCATTTCCACCGACATTGTTCTTCTCAACCTCGATGATTCCGTCCATCAGGTCGTTAGCAGACTTAGGCTCGGAGGGAGCCTCAGGTGCCTCTGGCTCTGAGGGCTCTGGGACATCTTCGCCGTCATCGAAGCCGGGAAGCATCTCCTGCTCGGCGGTTTCTGGGGTTGTCGGTCGGGAGGCGCGCTCTCGCTTAGGCTTATCCTGAGGGGTTTCGGCAGGGTCCAGTACTGATTCGGGGAACAAGGCATCCTGCTCAGCCTCGGCATCCTCAGCGGTCTGGTCCCTATCCTGGTCACTGCCTGCGTCGCCATCATTCTCGGTGTTCTCTGTCGCGTCCATCGCACGCTTTAGGAGGTCATTTCTGACTACCTTAGCCGCCGCATTCTTGACGGCAGGCTCGGTACGGAATTCATTATCATCCTCGGTATGTAGGCTCTCATCATTAGCCCAGACTGATAGAAGCCAGTGAGGCTTTTCTCCAGGAACCTTTTCCTTCTTGATGTCCACGTCGTACTTAACATCGCCCACATCAAATTCAGAGGTCCGATACGCGACAAGATCATCTACAAGACCCTCGCTGTAGTCCTTCCAGTTAAGATCCTTTCCGGACATTGGAATGAAGGACTCATCCTTGACCTCGCGCGGATCTGCGGGAGTAGTGGGAGTAGTGGGAGAATCGTTCTCTGGAGCGGTCTCGGGCTCAGAGTCTGGAGAAGTCTCCGTTGACGGTTCAGCATCATCTTCATTGTCGTCAATCTCGGAGTCGTATTCATCCAGGATCTTCTGGGCGATTGAGTCATCGGTGTCGGACTCATTGACAGGGACATTAAAGAGTTCCTTCATGTCCTCATCGCGCACGACCATGACGGGGCCTTCGGCCTCCTTGCGAGGGGAGACGTAGTACTTGTTGCCGTTGGCATCCTGATATGAGGCATGGCCTATGTCGGTAAAGTCCTTGCGGGATCCCTGGTAGGCTTCCTTGACCTTGGCGGTGTAGTCGGAGAGGGCGCTCTTAGCAGCCTGCCTGGCCTGCTCTGAGTGCTCGCGCTGAGGTGCGGTGCGAGGGGCAGGCTCAATCTCGCCGCGCTTCTCGGCCTCCTTGGCCTCCTTGATGGCCTCTTGGTACTCCTTACGGTCCTGACGCTCCTCATCGGTGGCCTTGCCCTCAAGCATGGCCTCAATCTTCTTAGCGTATGCTCGGTCCAGGCGCTCCATCTCAGCGGCGTACTCAGCATCCGACATCTGCTCGTACTTGGTACCCTTGAGGGCCTCCGCTCCGCGTGCCTTCCGAGCCTTCTCCTTGTCCGGTAGAACGGCCTTGGAGTTGGTCATCTTCACCTTCTTGAGCGGAACCTTGTAGGGCATTGGCTCGTGGGTGGGGTTCTCCTTGGGAGGCACGAGATAGGCGTATCCGTCGTAAATGCCGACAACCTTGCCGGAATACCGCTTACCGTTGATCACGGTGGAGGCATTCTTGCCTTCCTCGATCCACTGTCCACGGGAATCTCTTGCCTGCTCGGCCACCTTACGGCGGCGCTGATCTGTGGTCATACCCTTATGGAAGAACGTCACGGTGAATCCTATCTATCGGCATAATCATTCAATCTATATTGTACCACACAGTTTGTCCGGGGAGTGAATCAGTGCTAGGATGGAGGGGTACAAGCACCGACCCACAGAGAGACCAACCCATGAACGTAATCAAGCACTACCAGCCCCGCATTTCCGCCCTGGTTGAGGCAGTAAACCATCCAGAAGAGGGCGAAGATGTCCGTGAGACAGCATTGGACATGATTAATGACATGCTAACCGACCTAGATACGTTCGTCTCCGAGTGGGATGGGGATGACAACGCATCGGAGATGAAGGATGCCGCAACTCTGATCGACCTTCTTCTTAGTGTAGAGGAGACAGTCTATCAGTTGTGAGGATGATAAAAGAAAACCCCCGCACTTGGCGGGGGTTTCTTTTTTTATCAGGGCTCAATGAGTCCCTGGGCCTGCTGATCCTGGCTTGGGCCTGGAGTTGCCTGGTCAATTCCTCCAGCATCCTGAATGTCCTGGAGGTCTTGAGAGGTCAACTGGATAGCCTCATCCGATTCCGTGATCTGAGTTGGGGCTGATTCCGCCGAATTCAGGGCATCAGACAACTCAGTTACGGCGTTGGGGTCACGATCCGTGGCCGTGGTCTGCCGGGATGCGTTCATCACTTCCGGCATGAGCGTCTCAAGGAGTGTGGCGGCGAGGGCCGGGTCCAGCGCCAACTTATCACGAAGCATCTTACGGGCCTGCTCAGCCTGGGAAGGCTGATCGGCCTCGGTGAATCCGTTGGCATCCCTCCAGGCCTGCGCGGAGATGATGTCGTTTTCATATCCGAATGAAGCGGCCTGAGACTTGGTGGGCTTTGCCATGATGGCTGAGGGGTTGTACCACACCAAAACCCTCTCTACAACCTCTTCCGGGATACCCTGGGCGAGAAGCGCTGGACGGAGGAATCCGGTGGTGAGTTGATCGACAATGAGAAGGATGAGAGGCTCAACGTGTGAGTTGTAGAGTGAATCCTCAATGAGTGCACCGGAGTTGTACTTAAGATCCGACAGGCCCTTGGCAAGGTCCTTGGGGATGTCCAGGGCATTGAGGATCCGATCCAACTTGTCCTCAACCATCTTGGCGTGGAGATTGTCCATTGGGCGGGTCATCTCAATCAACTTGATTGAGTCAGCCAATGAGGCGGGACCTCGAATGATGATCGGAGCGTAGTGGTTCACATGCTCATCCATGAATGCGGCCTCATTGAGGGCCTGAGCGATGTGCTCAGCCACTAGATCATGGGCATCGTCCGAGCCGTCGTCTAGATGCTCTTCGTCCGGGTCGGCAAGGGTAGGATCATCCGGGTTGGCGGAGTCGTCCAACTCATCAGGAAGATAGAGAAGTGAGGCAGATGCACGCGAACGTGAGAGAATTCTGCCCTCCCGGGCATAGGTGAGCAGATCATCACAGTCATCAAGAATGCCGCGCATAGCAGAATCGGCCTCAGAGGCGTAGCGAGGGTGGTTTCTCCACATCCGGGAGATGTACTGACCCTCTGCGATGGGGATATACTCGGTTTTTGGGGTTTCCGGGGCAGGCTTGATGAAGAATTGAGGGGTTCCCCCTGCGGCGGCAGAAGGTTCCATGATGATTTCGTCCGTAGATCGGGCGGTGAACCTCTCTGGAGTGCCGTGAAGTGGGTTTCCGGGCTCCCTGACGAGGTAATGCTCGCCTGCAATGAACTGTGACAGTGCGGCAGTGCGTAGATATCCGGAAACTCCGGACAATCCAGTGTTCAGGAGGGAGAAAACCTCCTCGATGATGGGGGCGTACTTCTTAATTTCCGGGTAATGGCGCACAGCGGATGGAATTGAGTCGTCAGTGGCGGCATATGCGGGGAAAATCTTGATCTTTGCGACCGTATTGGCGATAAGATTGGCCGAAAACTTGATTTCACCGATGTAATCGTAGTAATCCCATGCCTGAGACTGCCAGGAGTTCTTTCTTGAGGATCTTCTGGCGAATTCCTGGGCCTCTCGGGGGTTCTTGAGGTTGATTCTCACGGCTGAAGCGGTGATTGCCCTCGGTGTAGAGGCCGGAACTGCGCGATACTTGCCTGTATCCGGGTCAATGTTGAGTTTCATTGCGACTCCTTGGGGAATTCGGTCAGAGGTAGGTGTCAGCGGCCTGTGAAAGGGTCGTTGAAGCATCCGACAGGGCTAGAATTGCGGTAATCTGGGAGGCAACCTTCGGGGAAAGCGTGGGAAGGATGACCAGGACGGCGGCAACCCAGATCGATGTACACCACGGACAGGTAATGAGGTAGGCGAGAGGGTGGTTTGGGGCGTGCTTGAAGATCAGATTACGGATTGGTTCGGTAATCTTATCCTCCATGACCAGTCGAGTGCCTCTGCGGGTGGCTAGGGTGAGGGTGAGGAGGTTTGTGGCGGTGGTGGTCATCTCAGTGGGTGCTTTCTGTTGTAGGGAGCGTAGGGGAATGGGTTGACTCCTCGGAGGAAGGATCCGCATCCACATCCGGAAGAGCGGGTGATATAGAAGTGTTCACCTGATGTCGTCTCAATATCATATCCTCCCTTGGGAGAGCCTTGAAAAGATTCAGGTAGGATGTCCGCCTGAATAAATGCTTCTGGAGCGTCAAGTCCGGCCCGAATGGCGTACAGTGTGGAGTCTGTGATAATGACTCTACATTCTCTCTCGAAGGGCTCAGCATCTGGAGTAGATCTTGCTCCATATGCGATATCTGCGGGAAATAGGTTAAGGAGAAGGTATCTCGGCTCTTCCGAGAGAGAAAGGGAGTAGGCCATTGGTAGTAACCTTTCAGTAGTTTGATTGCGAGGAATGGATCCCGGTGAGGCTGTCCTGACATGGACTGGGACAGCAGTGATGGCGGGACGCCTAGTGAGTAATAGAACAGAAGGCGCTGTGCAAGGGGTGTATAGGCTTCCCACTTGGGAGATGTTGCGTACTCATCCCTAGGAGTGAACCTGCGGAATGAGCGGTAATGCTGGAACATGTCGTAGAGTTCCTTGACCTGTTCCTGAGTGAGACCACTTAGGGGGCGAATCTTCGCGGTCCTCGCTGATGCTGAGTTTCCGGCGGCAGTTCCTAGGTGGATCGAGCGCAGTTTGACTAGGTGGGGGGAGTCGATGTGCGGCTCCGGCACGATGGGGAAGTCAAACTGGGTGTAATCGATGTCTCTGTAGTTCCTGATGATCTCCCTGCCACGGCTGTAGTGGGAGAGGATGTATTCTGGAGACCATCCAGCAATGAGAAGCGCAATGGTGTGGGAGTAGATTTCAGTGCGCTTCGGGGATGAATGGGCATATTCGACGTAGAGTTGTCGATACTCCTCAGGAAATTCCATGTAGTAGTTGGTAGACATCCAGTGTCCTTTGGATCGCGGTGTGTAGTGTGGTCAGTGTGTCGTTATCAAGTTTTCGGGCCTCGGCGTTGGTGAGGGGGGTCGGTGTTCCTAAGATGGGCAGTCGATAGAACTCCCGGTCAGGGTGCTCATTCAGTGCCATCATTACTCCAAGTGTATCATACGGTATCGCTAATTGAAGAATCGTGTGGGTGGGCGAGTTCAATTGGATGTGGAGTGCGGGGGAGTCTTCCGCGAACTCTGAGAAGCAGTTGTAGGTTAGGGGGGATGGGTCTGGGAGGTCTAGGAATGCGGGGGGATCTATTGTTGTCATGGGTCAATTATAGCATGGTTGGGGGTGTCAACCACATTTTTGAGAAAGGTTATTTTTACCGTAAATTTTTAAAACGACCTGCCCAGCAAATTTTTTTACCGGGGCCTAAATTTTCGAGAATGGCCACCGTATTCTGGCCCCCGGCCCCCTATAGGCGGTGCCCCCCTAATGGGTTCCGTCCAGGTCCGTTTACCCATTCCGTACCCGCTGAATGGTCTAATTCCAGACTCAATTCATCCCCAGAATGAATGTGGAATATGTCCCAGCATTCCGGGGGAAGCCGAGCCGCCCCGCTCGGCGCGCATTGCGGCCCCCAGCACGTGGCCGATCCCTCGCGCGTAGGCGCGCGTGGGCGCGTACGCACGCGGATATAGCCTCCGATTTGCTCCCGGCCCGGAGTGTGTGCCATGATTGGGGAGTCAGCGGGGCGCGGTCCCACAGAATGGCCCGGTATCGGGCACGCCGAGAGGACAACACAATGAGCATCATCACTCGCATCATCGTCGCTATCATGCTCGCCATTGGCGCATTCAGCATGGGCAACAACAGCATGAGCAACGAGGACATGAGCATTGAGACAATGAGCGATGACTCATTGAGCATTGTCGAGGACTTCAACAATGTCCAGGACAACGAGGACATGACGAGAATCGACTGCCATGATGGCAATGAGACCATGTGTCTGCGCTATGTGAATGCAGTTGGCGAGGACTCTTTTTGGATCGACAGCGATGGGAACAAGTATCGAGTTCCCTACCTGCACGCGGCCTATTACATGGATCGAGGCTCACTCTCGATGGACTATTACGATGAATGGCTGGAGGCATTCAAGGCTGACATTTGCGATGTCGAGGATGAGATGGCTACCTGCATGGCAGGCATTGAATCCATGAATGCTGACGCCATGTCCCGCTGATCCATCCCGCATTAGGTCCCGGCCATTTGGTCGGGACCTTTTGCATTCCCGCATTCAATGACTCTCGCCTAGGGAATGGCACACCACCCATTCCCAGACTCTCGCCCATCCTGGCCTAGACATTCATTGCCCCAGTGGGAATGTCCCATCTGCCCAGGACTAGGCAGGCACCAACAGCGCTAGGACTACCCAAGCAACAGCGCCAAGCCATAGATGCGCCTAGGCCTGCATCACGCGCCACTAGTCCCTAGTCCCTAGTCCCTAGTCCCTAGTCCCTAGTCCCTAGTCCCTAGTCCCTAGTCCCTAGTCCCTAGTCCCTAGTCCTGCCCACCAACACTGCCAGACACTCACTCAAGCCTAGGGAGGCTTGAGCGGCCCACAGAGACGCGAACAGCGCATCTAGGGATGATCTACCGCCCGAACACTGTGCACGAGTCCTAGCGGCAATTCTGGCCCGTACAGTGCCACAGTCCGCCGGACCATCCCAGCCCCATAGGCCTATCGGTTAGCCCATCGGTTACCCATCTAGGCCTAGGGATCGACTATCCCGCACACGAGAGAATCCCGCCCAGCACGTCCCAGGGCACGCGCCTAGCGCGGCCCCCTGCACGCCTGGCCATCGGTTATCGGTTATCGGTTATCGGTTATCCAAAGCGCAGCGCAGACCTGCCCAAAATCGGCTCGGACATGCGGACCACTCACCCGCTTGACATGTCCGCCGGACGTGCCCTAGTCTTGAGTCATCGGCAGGCATCCGGCCCGCCCATCCGAGAGGAACACACCATGAGCACGCTCCAGTACCGGCTGATTTCAGAGGACCGCACGTCCGGCGCACGCCGCTGGGAAATGTCCCGGCACATGGGTTCCATCGTAGTAGCGTGGCTCACCAACAATGGTCGTTACCCTGGGGACACGGTACGATCCCACAACATCGTTAAGTCTGGGCACGTCCGTTACACTACTGGCGGCGGATATGACCTGATCGATATGGACGTTTTAGGCGGCAACGGCTCGGGCGAGGCTCGGCGTAAGTTTGAGGCGGAGACCGGCCACACGTTCGGGGTCCTGGAGGGACAGAAGCCGCGCGACTGGTGAAAAAGAATCCCCATTCTTACCAAAAGAATGGGGATTCTTTTTTGCCTATACCGGAGGATTAGCGGCCACGTCCCCAGGCCCGCCCACGATTTGACCTCCAGTCTCCGACGATGGCAGAGTGATGACATCAGCACGAGGGAAGCGCACGGCGCGGAACAGTGCATGAGATTGAGACTTGACAACCGAACAGCGACACCCATAGAATTCTGATCAACGGCAGGCACCCCGCCCGCCACTCCCGAGAGGAACAGACATCATGGCCATTCACAGCACCACCACCAAGAACATCATCCGCAACGGCATCGCCGCGCTGTCCGACTTCCGCGCCCCGGCCACGCTGTCCGGCACCTGGGAGGATGGCCCGCTCTACATGGGCCGACTCTCCAGCGACGAGCAGGAGCGGATGCGTCGGGACACGCGCGACGCCTCCCGCGTCTACGTCGTGCGCTCCTACGAGACCCCCATCGCATGGTACGTGGAGGGTCGCGGATGGTCCCAGGCCGACGAGAAGTTCAGCGTTAGCACCACGAACCACCAGAGCCACGTCTCCGCCGCCATCGGGGAGACCCGCTGACATCCGGAGAGTGCCGCCCCTACGGGGGCGGTATTCTCCGCCCGCCCTAGTTCGCTAATCCACCCATCTACCCACCCATTTGCATTCGCTCCAGGTGTGTGCAATGATTACATCAGCAACGGGGACCCGCCCCGGAGCCTAAACCGAGAGGTACCGACCATGCAGAACACGTTCACCCAGCCGCGCACCGTCGCCGAGTACAACACCCTCGCGGGATCCATCCCTCCCGTGGGTGTGTGGGTGTGCGAAGAGTGCTCCGAGTCCCTTGATCCGTTCCTGGACGTTGACGGCACGGAGTGGGTCACCGGAGTCATGGACTCGGCCAGCAACTATCACAAGTATCCGGAGTCCTCGCGGATGGCGTGCGAGTGGTGCGGCACGGTCCCGCGCGACATGATTTATCACACGTTCGTGTTCCCGACGGAGGACTGACTAAGGCGATGGGCGGGGCGCGACTGCGGGCGCGTCCCGCTTCCCTCCGCCCCGGATCGCTAATCCGCCCCCATCCCGCCAACCCACAAC